CATAGGAGAAAACATGAAAAAACTAATCGCAACCATTGCTCTTGTAGCAGCGGCCTCAACTGCGCATGCTCGAGAGTATGTTTCAATCGCAGGTTCATCTACTGTCCTGCCTTTTGCCACCATTGTAGCCGAACAGGCTGGTGGTAATCCAAATATGAAAACACCCGTTGTAGAGTCTGGTGGCTCTTCGGTTGGTAAAAAAGGCGTGTGCGAAGGTATCGGTACACAATTCATTGACATCGGTAACGCATCTTCGCGGATGAAAGTAAAAGAACTGGCTTATTGTGACGAAAACAATGTTGCAGTAACAGAAATTAAAGTAGGTTACGACGGTATTGTTGTGGCCCACTCAAGAGAAGGAACTCCCTTGAACATCACTAAGGCAGAACTTGGTATGGCGCTGACTGCAGAAATTGCTGCATGTTATGAAGGGTCCGGTCGTAACTTTAACTGTGATGCATGGATTCCAAACCCATTTAAAAAGTGGAGCGACATTAACCCTAATCTTCCTGATATTGCTATCAGAGTCATGGGACCCCCAACAACATCTGGTACTCGCGCATCTTACGTAGAGATGGTAAACCAGAAAGGTTATTGTGCAAAGGATCCTATTGCTAAGGCAGCATCAAAAGCTCGTGGAGATAAAAAAGGTAAGAAGTGCCGCGCAATGCGTACCGATGGTGCCTACATCGAAGCAGGCGAACAAGATAATCTAATTGTGCAAAAGCTTCAAGAGGACACTGGTACATATGGTATCTTTGGTTTCTCCTATCTTGATCAGAACTCTGACACTCTTATGGGTGCAGTGATTTCTGGAACAAACCCAACATTTGAAAATATTGCTGCTGGTGACTATGCAGTATCACGCGCCCTTTACTTTTATGTAAAGCACTCACATATTGGTGTTGTTCCTGGGATTGATGCATATATGAATGAGTGGAAAAAACACTGGGGTGAAGATGGTATGCTTGCAGATGCAGGTATGATTCCAATGCCTCAAGCAGAACGTGATGAAATGGCATTACGTATGGAAAATCTTCCAAAGTTAACTGCAGACGATCTCAAATAAAAAATTAAAAAAAATCATAAGTTATTGAAAACGCGCCGTTTTTCGGTGCGTTTTTTTATGTACAAATCCAGAAGAACAGGGTATAATAATCCTATAATCAAAGAGGAGAGAAGATTATGTACATCATGGAAAAAGCCCTTCGTGACTACATCAACGATCAGCGTAAAGAAGCTGAAGAGTTTTCTAAAAAGCCTGGTTGTTGGATGGGTAAGATGGTCGATCCTGACGATACAGAGTATTGGTCAGAGCGTGCACCGTGTGGTACCCTTAAAGGGTTTCAGCGCATCGAACTTATCGAAGATGCGTACTACATCACGGCAGATCGGACTAGCAAGTCCTATGCCAGGTCGTTGGACTTTGCTAACTGGTCCGACAAAAATCTTATACGCCACATCGAGCGTATGGGTGAAAGGGAGTGTTCATAATGGATAGTGTATTCTTTCTTGACGAAGGCGATTGGATCATCCTTGAGCCTAAAACCAAACATGCGAAGGATCGTATTGCCCAACATGGTGATTGTTGGTTGGTTACCGATCTGAAAGAAGGTAAAGCCATCCTTCGGTCACAACATCGAACCTTCTCTGTTCGTACACGTGACGCAGCTAAGACCGAAGAGTGGACCACACACAAGATCCATGATGGTCGTTGGATTGATCTGCACAATGATAGAGATTTTACTTGGAGGAGAGTGTAATGCAATTAGATTTATTTACAGATTCGGCTGATCAAGCCAATATCGCAGTTGATGGTTTGCCAAAGCACGGTTCACCACAAGATCGTGGTTCTGCAGATCGCTATTATGGTCGTCAATGGTCTCCGCACTATTATCCTGAAGGAACTTATGTTGGTTCTCGTATCGGTGTCGAAGATATGACACCTGCTCAAATCGTTGAATATAACTACGGTTGGGAAAACGAAGATGATCGAAAGGATTGGGGTTAATGTATACCTACACTTATCGTGACAACCGTCACATGATGATTCGCACTGGCGATGGTGTTGAATTTTATCTTAATGCTTATGCAGACCATTTTGGTCCGCTGTCAGTAAACGAACAGAATGAGCTTGCAAAGATATGGAACGGATCGAAGTCTTAATCTTGCAACTCATGACAGTTGAGCCCGCAGCATTGGCGCTTTTTCTCCTCTCCTCTCTAGCGCTGCTGTGGGTTCTCCGCATTATTTTGTTTATGAAAGTCTGGGTTTTTCTTGCTATTATTATCACTTTTTTTTACTTTTTTTAAAAAAAAGCATGTACAAAGCAGGGAAAACAGGGTAGAATATACCTATAATTGATGATGAGGAGAAAATCATGAAATATGCAATCACTAAAGACATGACCACTGCTGAACGTTTAGCTGTTATCAAAAAGCATGCAGACAAGTTCAACAAAAAGGTCAAGCGCAACCATCGTGTTAAGCGCACCGAAACTTCTGTTATGGATCGTCAGTACGACGATAACATGAATATCAATGCATACACAGATGCACCTAAATATGTCGACGAACATTATGGCGATCGTTTCCGCGATCAGCAGTCTTATGAATCATACGAAGGATGGAACTAATGCAAGGTTTTGAATTTGAAGGTATGTGGATCGAAGATCCAACCATGTCACCATGTGGCCGTTTCGAAGTCGATCCAGTAGAATACTATGGTTTCGATTACCTTGTAACCACCAGCGTAGGAGATAAGTCAGATGACAATGCATCTTGTCCGCGGAATGACTAGCATAAATAGTCGCAAGCGCCGTGTCAATAAAAAACCTGGTCATGCTGAAGCACAAGCCAAGCATGACAAGTGGCTTCGCAAAATGGGTGTTCACCCAGACCAGTTGAAAGGGAAAAAGAAAGATGCGGGCAACGCGATTCCAGACTATGCAGCGACTAAACCAGCAATCCCGACGTCGGACAGGATCTGCGGAATCGCTGGACGTAAAGAAGCGCAGCAATACACTGGTACCCTTATCAAAGGTATTGCAACAATGCATAAGTCCAACATGGTCCCAATCATCAGCAAAGATGATGCTAAAGAAGTCGCACGGATGAGGAGAGGATAATGATAGCTGAAGCAATTGTTTGTTTGGCTTTGAATGTTTATTTCGAAGCACGCAATCAACCATTGACTGGTCAGATTGCAGTAACTCAAGTCGTTATGAATCGTGTTGAGTCTGAGTATTTTCCAGACACTGTATGTGAAGTTGTTTATCAAGGACCAACACGTCCACAATGGAGTAATCCTGATTTGGATATTCCAGTACGTCATCGTTGCCAGTTTAGTTGGTATTGCGATGGCAAATCAGATGAGCCAAAAGATCAAGAAGCATGGGAGATGGCAGTACAAGTAGCGTGGGGTGTTTACCATGATCAAGTATACGATCTCGTCGATGGTTCTCTTTGGTATCATGCTGACTATGTAACACCAGGTTGGGCTTCTCAAAAGACTGAACGAGCCAGAATTGGTGACCACATATTCTATGGGTGGAAAGGTTATGAAACTAATTGATTTGGTAAAAGTGTATCGTGGTGCATTCTCACCAGAACACTGTGAAGCGTTGATAGATATCTTCGAACATAATGCATCGAAGAGTTTTGAAACAGACATCATGAAGTTTGATCAATGCACACTCATGAATAATAATCCGCCAACTATGGCAGCCGTACAAAATTTTCTAAATCATTTTGACGGTTACCGTAAATGGCTCAACAGTCGAGGGCAGAAATATCTGCCTGAGGCTGTAGAACTCGAACAGCTGAGAATTAAGAAATATCCAATCGATGGTTATTTCCGTGAACATATTGATGCTGCTGATAGACAATCGTCTAAACGATTCCTTTCGGCGTTTGTGTATTTAAATGATAGTGGAGGAACTAAGTTCTTTGACAAAACGATAAAGGCAGAAACAGGTACAATGGTCATCTTCCCTCCACAGTGGATGTTTCCTCATACTGGACTTGTTGGTAAAAAGCCTAAATACTTTTTGTCTACGTATTTACATTTCTCTGCGTAGCTCAGCTGGATAGAGCAACGGCCTTCTAAGCCGTGGGTCGGGGGTTCGAATCCTCCCGCAGAGGCCAAACCTTTGGAGAATAATTATGGGTTTACTCGTCGTAGTTGGTATGATGCTGTTTAGTGCAGATAATGCCGAATTTATTGAAACTTCTGTAGCACAGCAAGAAGCTGGTTACGAATGGAATTATGTTGGTGTACAAGAACCATCAGGCACACCTGCTCTTGTAGCAGAAGGTGGCAATGGTAATAAATACATTTTGTTTCGACTAGAAAAATAAGGGATTGCTGGTTTAGCTCAGTTGGTAGAGCAGTTGATTTGTAATCATCAGGTCGGGAGTTCGAGTCTCTCAACCAGCACCATTACTATATGATCAAAATTATCGATAGCGAATTTAATCTTTTTAAGGATGATCCAGTCCGACCACATCTATCCGCAGAATTTAGAACAACGGAGAACCGTAAGGCATTTGCTCTTATGGACGAGGACGGATATAATGTAAGAGCAGTCGTATGCGTTGCCTTTACAGATAAGGTTGCAACTACAGAGGAAGAACTTATCTCACCTGGTGCAATCGCAATGTTCTACACAGTATGGTCATATAACAAAGGTGCAGGTCGTGAGATTATTTTTGAGACGGTAGAATGGATCAAAGAAAACTTGCCACTTATTGAGAGATTTGTAACTCTTAGCCCTCAAACAAATATGGCTTACAAATTCCATACGAGAAATGGTGCAGAGATTATCTCTGTGAATGATACGAGTATTAATTACGAATATGCCTCTGTGGTGGAATAGGTAGACACAACGGACTTAAAATCCGTCGGCTTTGGCCGTGCGAGTTCGAGTCTCGCCGGAGGCACCATAACGGAGATTAGCGCAGTCTGGTAGCGCACTTGGTTTGGGACCAAGGGGTCGTAGGTTCGAATCCTACATCTCCGACCATTTTTTTTGAAAAAAGTGCATTTTAGGCATGTACAACGCCTGCATAATGTGGTAGAATAGGATAGAAAATTGGAAAAGGAGAGAGTTCCATGCCACTCGCTAAACGTAAAAAGAAAAATGTCCCTATCCGCCGCCGTACTGGTATGGCTGGCGTACCTGTAGATAAGGGCTTCGAAGTAACACAAATTTATTTTCAGAATGAAGTGTCTCGTAAAGATGCAGTTGATCAGATCAAGACCTTTATTAAGAATAACTTCAGCAAGTCTGAAGCAAAGTTTATTCTTGCCAATCCAGAATGGAAGGTGATGAGTAGCTACTATCATGCTGCTACTGCCTTTTGGTATAATGCTGGAATGGAAGAATGTGAGAGATCATTGTACTGGAAACAGGCAATGGTGAAGAGGCAGTCTGAGCTTGTCGAATCAGGCAAAGACTTATATTATGAGAAGTTGCAGGCGAAGCAAGACTCCGATAAGGTAGTCAGTCTCTCTCCTCAGCAACGTCTGCAACAAAAGATCTCGAACACTATCATGCAAGATCTTCTTGAACTTGAAGATAAGTGGATCGAGGGAGATAAAGCCTCTATTGACGTTTACGGTCTTTTCCGTAAACATGGGTTGAGTGGATCCGCCACCATCCCAGTACGTAAGGTGATTGAGGGCTGGTTGTTAGATTATGAAGATGCTTACCATAAGCGTTGTGATCAAGCCGTCGAGGGCTATTCACATCTGAAACGACCAGAACTCAATCGCCGCATCAAAGAATGCAATGCTATGCTTGCAGATCTTGACAGAATTAAGAGTGCTGCTAAAGCTACACGTACTATTCGTGTTAAGAAGCCTCAGTCGATTGATAAACAAGTCGCTAAAGTCAAGTATCGTAAAGACGATAAAGACTTCAAGATTGTGTCTATCAATCCAGCTCAAGTAATTGGAAAGATGCGCTTGATCGTATTCAATGTCAAATATCGTAGATTGACAGAATATGTAACCAGCGATCCGAAAGGTTTCATTATCAAAGGTACTACTATTCAAAACTTTGACAAAGAGATCTCTCGTACACTTACACTTCGTAAACCGATGGATATACTTCCAATGGTATCGACTAAGACACCAAAGCAGTTTACGAAAATCCTTGATGGCATTAAGACAAAGCCATCTATACCAAATGGCCGTATCAATGAAGATACAGTATTACTGAGAGCGGAGGCAAAATAATGACTGCAGGTGTAGGACCAATTGAAAACCAATTTTTGACTAAGAGTAAATTTACAAAGCTCATTGAGTCAACTGTTACAGAATTACGTATCCCATATATGGAGGCTGTTCTTCATGTATGTGAGAAAAACCAAATCGAACCCGAAGATGTCAAGAAGTTTATCTCTCCTGTCATCAAGGACAAGATCGAAGCTGAGGCTATGAACCTCAACTTCTTGCCGAAAGGCAATACTCTTGATTCGGCTTTTGCTGAATAAAGGTATAAATAAAGCATGTACCAAGACGCATGAACTTGGTATAATACTACAGTTAATATTTCAGATATACGAGGTAATATATGTCATTCGAAAATCTAAAACGCAATCGCGATCAAATCTCCAAACTCATTCAAGCAGCAGAAGCTACCAGCGGTGGTGGCGAAAAGAAGTCATATGCTGATGAACGGATTTGGAAGCCAACTGTCGATAAAGCTGGCAACGGTTATGCCGTACTTCGATTCCTCCCTGCAACTGAAGGTCAAGAACTTCCGTGGGTCCGTTATTGGGACCATGGCTTCAAAGGCCCAACTGGTTTGTGGTACATCGAAAACAGCCTGACTTCTATTGGTCAACCTGATCCAGTTGGTGAACTTAACTCTCGCTTGTGGAATAGTGGTATCGAAGACGACAAAGAAAAGGCACGTACACAAAAGCGTCGCTTGCATTATGTAACTAATGTTCTTGTTGTTTCAGATCCATCTAATCCTGCAAACGAAGGTAAAGTATTCCTTTACAAGTTTGGTAAGAAAATCTTCGATAAGATTATGGACCTGATGCAACCTCAGTTCCAAGATGAAGAGCCTGTAAATCCATTTGACTTTTGGGAAGGCGCAGACTTTAAGCTAAAAATTCGTAATGTTGAAGGATACCGTAATTATGATAAGTCCGAGTTTGCAAGCCCATCTGCGCTCTTTGATGCAGACGAATCCAAGTTGGAAGCAACCTATAACCAACTACATGACCTCAGTGAGTTCACCGATCCAAAGAACTACAAAACGTACGATGAGCTCAAAGCAAAACTCGCACGTGTTCTTGGAGAAGAAGCGAGCGTAGGTGCTCCAACTATGGCACAAGAACGAGTTATGAACGAGCCTGCGGCTCCAGCTCCGATGCCATCTGTTGAAGAGATTCCTCAAGCGGAAGATGATGACACTATGTCATACTTCTCTCGCTTGGCGAATGAAGGTTAACCAACCCATAAAGCCTTGTCGCTGAATAAGATTCGGACGAAAGTTGGTGTAACTAGAAAGGAGAGACTACTTCGGTAGTCGGGAATTGGGGAGCTTCGGCTCCCCTTTTCTTTATCTGCCTGCTGGATTAATAGCAGATACTTGACCAGAATTAAGAACAGTATTTGAAGTAGTTACGCTTGATCTATTATCGGTAGGTGCATTAACTACATTCATGGCTGATGCAGCTGCAGTAGCTTCTCTATTAATAGCTGCTACTGCGCTTCGTGCTTCATTGAGTTGATTGATACCTAATCCTTCGTATACTTTACCAACACTTGCCTTTAATCCTTCAATGTCGACATCTTGAATTGCAGCATCGATGCCGCCTTCTGGGAAATAAATATATCTTCTAGCACCAGTTTTGCCAAAATAATCTTTAGCATCGATGCGATTTTCGCCGTCTCTACCTTTACCAGTTTGTAGACCTATCATTGCTTCAGACGCAAATGATATTCCTCTTACTGTGCTTTCTATACCTTTACCAAAATTTTCTATATCGATTTCGCCTAATCCTTTAAAAGCATTAGTCATTTCTTGCAGTTTAACTGGCAATATTGTCATATTGTCAATTAATTTAGGATCTAAATCTTTAATAGGTTCTAAAGATTCGATTAATTCTTCGATAGGACCTTTTTGTGCATCTTTTCTATAATTTGTTCCAAAAAAGAAATCTACAATTCCGAGAAACGCGTCTCTAACTGGACCTATTAAATCGCTTCCTTGCTGAAGCAATTGAGATCCAAAGAATGACATGAGTGCAGAAGAAATACCATCTAATGCAGGACCAAGATTTTCATCGAATGTAAGACCGCTGAAAGATTTAAGTCCTTCAGACACATTCTTTAACATGTCACCGAACCCTTTACCTGGTTCAGATCCTGTTAGTTTTGAAATTGCTTGAATACCTGCATCGCCAGCTGCAATACCTGCAAAGAATAATCCTATACCTGTACCAACCGCTGCAAGACCAACAGTTGCACCAGCTGCAGTTGCTGGACCAAACATGCCAATAATAGCTGATGCACCTAAAAGAGCACCAAATGATTCTAGTGTGCCGTCTCTATTAAGTGAATCTAATAATCCTACAAATACGTCGATGATAGGTTTAATCGCTTCACCATCGGCCTGCATCATTGCAATGGTTTTATCACCAACTGCAAAACCACTAAAGAATAACCCAATACCGGCACCAATAGATGCAAGACCAAATGCACCTTTGGCCATAGCCTTAGGTCCAAATAATGCACCGAATGCCGCAGAAGCACCAAATAATGAACCTATTGCTAATAAACTATCATCGTCAAGTGCGCCTAAAGCATCCGCAAAACTAATAATAATTTGCTTAATTGATTCACCGCTGGCCTGCATAGCCTCAATAGCCATATCACCAGCCGCAAATGCTGAGAAGAATGCGGCGATACCCACACCCATAGCACCGATACCAATACCAGCTCCAACTCCACTCAAGCCTGGAACAGCGCCAAATAATGCACCTGTACCAAGTAAAGCACCAAGAGCCACAAGATCTCGAGTGCTAAATGCTGCTAAACCTTCTGCTAGATTTGTTAATAGATTTTTAAGATTATCGCCACTACCAAATTTTGCCATAATAGATTCGGCACCTGCCAAACCCATAAAGAATGCACCGAGTCCAGCTCCAGCTGCACCGATGCCGATACCTGCTCCGCCTAAACCAAACCCGCCAAGTAATCTACTTAAAGGACCACCGCCTCCCGCGCCTGACCCGCCGGCCGGGGTGGGAGTCTGAGGCTTAACACCTCGTCCTTGTTTTCTTTCTCTCTCTTTTTCTAAGTCGTCAAGCTTTTTGCCTTTAGAGTCTTTAAAGAAAGCAATGAAAGACGCATTGAGTTGAGAGACCTCATGAGCTACATCGTGTGTAGCATCTGTCCCTTGTTTTAACTCATCGATTACTTCTGCGAGTGTTGCCATTGTTCGGCCTTTACTTTCTCTTCTTTTAAGAAACTAATTAACATACTAACATATACGTCTTTTTCCCAAGGTATCATGCTGTCTATCTCATCGAGAGAGTACTTATGATGTTGCATTAAATCAAAATTGGTCTGATAATACACCTGTAAATTACTGTGAGATAGACCTATGAGAAAAAACTTTGCAGTCCTTCAAGTTTAGTTTCGTTCTCCGTTCCACAATTAGTACATGTAAACTTGAGATTATGTGTCAGCTTAGGTAAACCTTCGACATATCCACGAATCTTTCCAAACTGCTCTGCAGACATAGACTCAAGAAACTCTGTAAACTCTTCTAATGATTCTTCTTTTACCATAATGCGTTCATCATCGGTTACGACAGAGATACATGCTTCTTTGATAAGTGCAAAGATTGCATCAGTCGCAGTCGCTGCTTCTGATAAATCGATGTTTTGCATATCGACAAACTTTGGCACTGCCATTTCAATATGAATGCTATCCGTCAATTCTAATGTCTTTTTTGGATATACGCCATTCATTTCGATATCGTCAATTGCAATTTGCACATCATTTGCTGTATCACAGTTATAACACTTATATGACAAATCAATTGTTTCACCGACACTTTTTGATCTGATCTTCAAGAACAAATATTCTACATCAGCGCCAGTTAATTTTGTTGTATCAAATCCTTCTTCAATGCAAGATTTAATAATATCAAGTACTGCATGTGAAATTTGCTTTGGCTCTTCAGATTCCAATGCAATTAACAGTACCTTCTCTTCTTTGACTAAGAACGGTCGAAACCGTGTTTCTTCGCCAGTCGAAGGGATAGTGACGTCGTACTTTGGTACGGCACCACTCAGTTTTGGTAAAGCCATAATTTACTCCTAAAAATTAAAACCAAACGACAACCCGCCTTTGGCTGTCTCCCAATTTGTATAAGACAACTGAACTGTCGTCTCTACATATGCATCCTGTTCATTGTTAAATTCAACCGAATTAATCGTAGTAGGAAATGCATCAATCAGATTTACTACGTACACTGATTGTGCTATATCAATTCCGCCAACTCTACTTGCAATTGCACCAATTGGTAGTGGCATTGCGAGCTGATGGATCTGTACATCTTTTGCGTAATCTTTTTTGTATTTTGCCGTTTCTGTTTCTTCGTCGATAATAAGAGATCTCCACGTATCAAAATACTTTCGAATTGGATATGTACCTGTTTCCATAAAGGTAATCGATACATCATCGATTGCATAACCATATGCAACCTTTTCGAATTCCATACCAATACGTCTATCAACTGTGGTGATCTGTTTGCCTGGTAATGTAGCAGATCGACAAAGAATATCCATATTTCTTTGACCAAGAAAACCTGCGATACCTCCACCGCCAAGAGAAGGCAATGTTACCTTAAACCGATTGGTACGAGCTAAGCCACCGCCAAACGTAATAGATGTTTTAAGCTCAGAAATTGTACTCATACCATTTTCCTTGTATCTCTATAGACCTGATTAGCACTTGCTTTATTCCAATCTGCTGTCGGAAGGAATGTTGCAATCTCCCATTCAGGTTTATCAACCAAAGCAAATCTACTTCTAACATGTTTAAACAAATAGTGTTTCATTGCTGGAGCGATAAACTTCTTTGGTATTGCACCTTCTTGTGCTAATACTGCATCGAGTACACGAGCTCTCATAACCTGTGGTAGATAATGTAGATTTAAACCATAGAATCCACCAGGTGCAGGACCCATCATGATGATGAGTGGAAAGCCATCATAATATGGTAGAGTTTCTTTATGTTTAGGGTCATAGAAGTACATGTACATATTACCTACAGGACCACCGGTCGTAATAGGTTTGTTACGTAATTCAAGCGATGGATCTTTCATAATCTCATTGCGGCTTTTGACCACACGACCACGATACATCTCTCTCGCTTTTGTTCTAAACCACTCAATAGACTGCTTTGTCCGCGGTGTGATCCCAGCGCGGAATGCTTCAATCTCGAGTTCTCTAAATAAACTTTCTCCAGCCATGAGACTATTTATAATTATTTTCTACGCTTTTTGCGATATGGCTTGAGAGGCTTGAGTTTACCTGGTACCTTCTTCAATGGCTTAGTCATAATACCCATAGAATACAATGTTTCTTCGGTCCAAATCTGAAACTCCCACTTACGGTCTTTGCAAAAACTATTAGCAGCTTCCCACTTATTCATATTCTTGACATAAGTCAAGCCTTCGTTGATATACTGTTTGGTTTTTCTTGCACCTTTTGGTGGTTCTGTTTCTTTTTTGGGTTTGATTTCGACGAGGATTGTTTTGTCTTCAAAGACAATTTTGAGGTCGGGATAATAACGGTGATAGCGTTTGTCAACTTCATAGAGGTATGGTATCACGATCTCTTCTGAAGACCATGCTTTTACTTTCGGGTTAGAATCGCACCACTTAAACGTGTCCCGTTCCCACAGAGAACGGAAGATTACGTTCGTATGATCGCCTTTGTACTTCTTCGGATTGAGTACAGTGTATCGTCCAGAATATGCCATTTTGTATATAAATAGTTCCAAATTACTTTATATCTATAAGGATAAAAACATGACTATGGGTAAAAGCGGAAGAGGGAATTATAAATTTCCTATAGATCTTGATAGTAAACAAAAAGGTTCTCGCATTTCGTTTCAAGCAATTCATGTTGAAGCGCCATCTATTACTGCCCGTTTTCTATCTAAAAAAGAATATGAGCAAAGACGTGCAGAAATTGCCGAGCTCGGCGCAAGCGGTGATAGAGCTTTAGCAAGTGCAGCATCAGCGCAATTAGAAAAAGACAATCAAGGATCTGGATTCCAAGGTGGTGTACAATCTACTAAATTTCATCGCATTGCTGGTGAAATATGTAATCTATATTTACCGGTATCTTTTCAAGTAAACGATGGCTTTGGTTATCAACAAGCAAACCTAAATAATATTGGTGCTGCAGCTGCTGGTGCTCTTAATTCTGGTGAAAGCGTATTAGGTGCTACATTAGAAAATGCTATGCAAACAGGACAATCTGTATTAGATTTCTTTACAGGTGCAGCTGCTAGCGGTGAAGCTGCAAGACTTGCAGCAGTAAGAGGTATTACGGCTATTCCGCTTGTCGTTCCTCAAGAAGTAAAATCAGCAGTACAGGTAACAGCTCGTGTTGCTATGAATCCAAATATTCGTACGATGTTTAACGGTGTTGCGGTAAGAGAATTTAACTTTCAATTTAAATTTATTCCAACATCTGCACAAGAAGCTCAAGAGATTAAAAACATTGTAAACTTCTTTAGATACCATGCATATCCAGAAGAAATTGGTAAAACTAAAAACTTTTCTTTGGCATACAACTATCCTAATATGTTTAAAATTGCATTGAAAGCAAAAGGTGCAAATGGTGAAGTAGATATTGGTACACCGATTAAATTATGTTATCTTAAATCTATTTCTACTGTTTACAATCCACAGTCTCCAGTGTTACATGAAGATGGATCACCAACAGAAACAGATATCAATTTAACATTCACTGAATACAAAGCTCTTAGCAGAACAGATGTGGTCAATCAACATAATCCAATATTGTTTGATCATGAATTGCAGACACCTGCTTCTGAAAAATATTCTAAAGAGAATGTACAAGGTGTAAGACCAGGCGCGACAGGATTTTAAATGTCTAATTATTTTGCTCCATTCCCTCGGGTATTATACAATTTTGGTGAAGAAACAGATCCAGTTGGATTTGAAAATATTGCCGTATATGCTGACACAGTTGATCAAATTCGTGATGCTGTAACTGCATATCAAAATTATTATATCAGACCAGATCAAAGACCTGATCAGGTATCAACAGAATTGTATGGCACACCGATTTATCATTGGACATTTTATCTGATGAATGAACATTTGCGTGAAAGAGGTTGGCCGCTTTCCGATGGTGCCGCATTTGAGAAAGCCAAAAAAGATTATCACTATCGTGTGCTTACTACAAGAACAAAACTAACAGATCGATTTAAAGTAAATCAAACTGTAACTGGTCTCGGTTCTGGTGCTACTGGTAAAATTATTCATAGAAATTTAGATTTAGGCCAATTGTTTATCGATGATGTGGTTGGCACATTTACTGCTGGCGAATCGATTCAGTCGACAAAGAGTGATGGTACATTAGAAACTATTTCGTTGCATTCTACCGAACTGCAATACAATGCCGCGCATCATTACGAGAATGCAGATAAAGAGGTTGTTGATATCGATCCGACTGTTGGACCAGGCGCACAACTAACAGAAGTTACGTTTCTCGATGAGCTAATCAAACAAAATAACGTGATGAAGCAAATTCGTGTTATTAGAAACGAAATTATTGTAGACGTAGCTGATTCATTTAAGAGAGCGATTGAAGGTTAATGAATACCTCAGACTATCAACTTAAAGAAGTACTATTGATTTCTGAAAGACTTGGTAATGATATCGAGTTAAAGAACAATGTGACTGATTTAGACATCTACGAAAGTATGGATAAACCATATTTGACTGGCCGTCTTTTACTTATGGATAATGAGTTTTTGTATGAGGATGGTGGCATTCTTGGTGGTGAAAGAATGCAAATCACCATCGAAAGTTTAAGAGGCGAGCAAGGTGAAACTGGTGTTGATGTTAAACCAATTACAAAAGTATTTTATATCGATAGAATTACAAATAATATTAAAGTACAAGATGATACATCAGTATTGGTAATCGAACTTATCGAAGATGTATATTATCATTCTAGCTTACAAAATATCAATCGCTTTTATCAAGGTAAAATAACAGATATCGCTACAAAGATTTCTGATAATTTTTTGAATAAAACTTTAGAATCGTCTGTATCTTCTCGAGAGAATTATAAATTAATCGTACCAAATATGCATCCGCTTGATGCATTGACTTGGCTTTGTCATAGAGCACAAACTACTGAAGGATTTTTCCCTTTCTATTTGTTCTCTACATTTGCTAAAGAAGAATTGTTTATGATGGATTTAGAGACGATGCTTGCTGCAGGTCCAATCAATCCCGATGATCCATTTGCATATGGCTCATTTGCAGAACAAGAAGCAGCTTCGTTTGGTAAAAAAAGAAATATCAAAGCATTTTCTTTGGCCGAAGCCGATGATATGTTGACTAAAATTAGAAAAGGTATCGTAGGATCTAACTATCAATATATCGATGCTGCTAACGAATCTGTTAATGAATTTGAATTCGATGTAAAAATAGATATGTTCGATAGATTAAAAAATGATTATGATTTGATTAAAGAACCTAATTATTCTTCAAGATACGAATACGAAAACAAATCTTTTAATCAACATCGCGCGCGCTTGATTTCACAAATCGGTGGTGCATATGCATATCGTGAAAGTGATGACGAAGATTTCGATTTGTCTCTTGGTGAATCTCGTAGTTTGGCAGAATATAAAACTAAGATTAGCTCAAGATCTATGGATAATTTTCTTAAATCAAACTCATTATCGTTTGTTGTAGATGGTGTAGATTTTATTGATGGTAATAAGCATTCTACTATTGGTACATTACTACAACTTATTATTCCTTCGACATCACCTGGCCATGAGACACACCACGTCGATGAAAGATTGAGTGGTGATTATTTGATTTACAATGCAAAACATAGTTTCTCAAAAGAAGCATATGTGCTTACACTTAACGGTGTAAAGATAAATGGATATAGCGCATGACACCCGAACAATATCAAGATTTTTATGGAGATCAAACTCGTTGGTTTATCGGTAAAGTAGTAAGTATCGAAGATCCGATGCAGTTAGGCCGTATTCGTGTAAGGATTCATGGTATTCATACCGATAATACTCAGGAAATTCCTGATGACGGTTTACCATGGGCCCAAACTATAGTACCAATTACAGAAGGAGGTACAAATGGACTTGGAAATATTACAGGCATTCAACCAAATGCACGCGTATTTGGCATCTTCCTCGATGGAGCCAACAGCCAACTCCCACTCATTCTTGGAAGCTTGCCAAAACTTGAAGAATCATCTGCCGGAGGCAGAAGTACGGATCAGCGAATTCGTGGCGGCGATGATGGAAAAAATTCACTCACCATTACTAAAAAACCAAATTCAAACATTGGGGAACCAGATGACCCATATGCTGCAGTCTATCCAAACAATGCAGTGCATCGAACCCCAAGTGGCCACGTAATTGAATTAGACGATACAGAAGACGCAGAACGTATTCACATCTATCATAGATCAGGTACACATATAGAAATGCATCCAAACGGTGATGTTGTGACCCATCATAAGAATGGATTTCGTACTGTAACCGGTAATGATAAGTTAGAAGTAACAGAGAATATGGAAATCAAAGTTGGTAAGGATCTTAAGATTACAGTTGGTGGTAACATGACTCAGACCGTGACAGGAAATGAAACTGTCACTGTTGGTAAAGATCAGACAGTCACAACTGGAGGCAAGATCTTCTTGAACTAATATGCCAGGTGTAACACGTAAGGGAACAGATTCACATGTAGGGCATGCAAGTCCAACACCTAATCCATTTCATAAGACTGCTTATGCTGCTGGATCAGGCAATGTGATAGTCAATGATGCAAGTGCAGTTCGTGTTGGTGATGCTACCTCGTGTGGTGATCCTGCCGTTGCAGGTTCTGCCAAAGTTGTAGTCAATGGAAAAAATGTGCACCGTAAAGGTGATGCAACGGGTGGTCATGCATCATGGGTACCAAATTCATCTGCAGGTGGTTCAAGTAATGTAATTGCTGGTGATGGTAAAGCGCTCTCGTTTGGTGAGAACGAAGTCTATAATTCTCCTGCTGTCACATATCCTACTCGTATCTTACCTAAACTAACTGTAGCAGAAGTTCCACCAGAACATCCACGTAATTCAGAACAACAAGATCCTGCTACAGAATCAGAGCCAACACCTCAATGCGGTGAGATTCCACAAAGAAATCCCTATGATGTGGCAGCCGAAGCATTGTCTTTAGGTGATGCCGCATGGAGAGAAACAGGTTCGAATCCAAATATTACTGCATTATGGGACGAGATTGGATATCAAGGTTCTGCATATGCCGATGAAACTGCATGGTGTGCAGTTTTTGTTGGTGCAGTATTAAAACGAAGCGGCAATGAATTTATTCAGACAGCATCATCACAAGCATATCGTGGTTATGGTAAAGAAGTACAAATTGAAGATATGCAGAAAGGTGACATCATTGTATTTTATCGTAAAGGCAGAAATTCTGGTTATGGCCATGTTGGCTTTGCAACCGGTGGATATACGTCTTCTACTATCGAAGTACTAGGCGGAAATCAAAGTAATAGTCTAAACGTAAAAACATTTCAGCGTAGAAACGATGCCAAAGGATGGGGTATCAGAACTATACGCAGAGCAATATCTTGTGAAGACGGAGATACAGCACCTCCAGAGGCAACAGGTGCAACATTATCTTCGGTTGGAGCGGGTGATCAGGTCACATAAGTGGTATAAATAAGAGCATGGCAAGAGTATTTTCACAAGAAGACGGGAATCTAAATACAGCTCCCATTATTACGTCAAGAAAGGTAGCATATTCTGACGTAGACTTGACATTTGCGAAAAAGTCGAGTGGAGATGTATTTAAAAAATCTGATGCGGCATCTGTAAAGCAAGCCGTAAAGAATTTACTATTAACTAATAATGGAGAAAAACCATTTCAGCCACTTTTTGGTGGTGATTTAAATAGATTTTTATTTGATTTAGATACAGAATTTGACGAGTCAGAAATCGTTGACCAAATTGGCACAACTATTGCTAACTATGAACCACGTGCCTTGTTTATGGGTGCCAAAGCTAAATTAAATCCTGATCAAAATAGTGTTGCTATTACTGTTAGATTTCAAGTAGTAAGCACGTTCGAAGTAGTAGACTTAAATGTTTCATTAACGAGGTTGAGATAATGGCAGTCATTAAATCATCTGATCTTGATTTTGACAATATCAAGACCAATTTAAAAACGTATTTAAAGCAAAGTTCTGAGTTTGCCGATTATGATTTTGAGGCTTCAGGCTTATCAAATATTCTCGACGTATTGGCATATAATACGCACATTAACGGCCTCATTGCAAATATGGCTATTAATGAATCGTTTTTAAGTTCGGCACAATTAAGATCTTCTGCAGTATCTCATGCCGAAACGCTTGGTTATTATCCTCGTTCTAAAACAGGTTCTACGGCAACTGTTACGCTAAAAGCTGCAACCTCTGATACAACCACTGTGTCAGCAACTCTTCCTGCATATTCTTCATTTACCGCTAATGTTGATGACGTATCTTATACATTCCAAACTACCGAAGCTTATACTGCATCAAATGATGGTAGTGGTAACTTTACATTTAAAACTACGGCAGGTAGTGACAATATTATTATTAAAGAAGGTTCGCTTAAAACTAAAAACTTTATTGTGGGTGATACAGCAGATAATCAGGTCTATGTGATTCCTGATGAAAATATCGACACATCTACGATTGTTGTAAAAGTTTACGATACTACAACTAGTTCAACATTTACAACATACACAGATATTCAAAAGCAAGTTCGAATCAATACTACTTCGACAGTATTCATTGTGCGTGAAGTACCAAATGGCTATTTCGAACTGACATTCTCTGATGGTAATGTTCTTGGTAAATCGCCAGTTGCTGGCAATAAAATCGAAGTAACATATCTTCAAGTAAAAGGTGCAGTAGCTAATAATGCTACATCATTTGTGGCTGATAATAAAGTTACAGTTGGTGGCGTACAATATACACTGACTACCACAAAAGTTGCTAACTCTGGTGGTGGCGCAGACAAAGAAACAATCTCGTCTATTAAGGCGAATGCACCTGTTGCCTTTGCTACTCAACAGCGTCTGGTAACAGCTGAAGATTATAAAGCTTTGATCCTACAAAGATACTCATCGACAGTAGAAGATGTGATTGCATGGGGTGGTAACGATAATGTTCCTGCTACATATGGTAATGTATACGTCGCATTGAAGTTCAAAACAGGTGTTACAGCTGCTACACAGACTACCGTAAAAGATTCAATTAAATCAAATTTAGCAAATAACCTTGGTATCATGTCAATCGATACAATATTTTCTGATCCTCTCGATACATTCCTTGAGATTGCTACGACATTTAACTTTGATCCAGATTTGACAGGCGATACGGTTGATACTACACAGACAAATGCCCAAAATACTGTAAACAACTTCTTTACAGATAACCTTAATAAGTTTGGTGCAATCTTTAGAAAATCTCAATTGCTTACAAAAATTGATGCACTTTCTCCTGCGATTTTGAATACACAGCAATCGATTAAAGTACAACAAAGATTTAAGCCTACTCTTAATTCAAACACAAACGCAGATGTTAATTTCCCTGTCACATTGGCTACAGCAGATGATGTAAATTATCGAGTGACTACGACTAACTTCACTATGCTGGCTCAGAAGTGTTTTATTAGAAACACGCTAAAGAGTACGAAACTTGAGCTAATCAATGCAGAAACAAATGATGTAATTAGAGATAACATTGGATCGTATAATCCTGCGACAGGTGTTATTAGTTTTGTTGGGTTGAATGTAAGTGCATTCGAGGGTGAAAATATTAAAGTATCGGTAACACCTGCCGATGAAAATACAATCAAGCCATTAAGAAATTATATTCTGAAGGTTGATACTTCTAAGTCGTCTGCAAACGGCGTTACTGACTTCCAGAACACAGCGGTTACATTGAGCACATAATGCCTAAACATTTTACATCCAACGGAAGACGAGATCTAGTACTTACCACGTCCAAAACTGGTGAAGTATTACCTCAATATTATGAAAATGATAATTCTAAACTTATCAAATTACTTGATGAGTATTATGATTTTTTGGATTCCGATGGATCTCAGGCATTTTCCGATACAATTAAAGAGATTGTATATGCTCGTGATACTGCCGAAACGAAGACAGAATTTCTTGACGAATTAGTAAAAGAAATCGGTGATGGATTGCAGGTTTCTACATTCTTCCATCAACCAAGACTTATGGCTAAATTACTTGGTGGATTCTATAGATCAAAAGGTTCTATTGTATCGGCCGAAGGTTTCTTCCGCGGATTCTTTAATGAAGAAGTTACGGTCGAATATCCGAAGAAAGACATCTTTACGGTTGGCGAATCTCAAATTGGATTTGATTCGCAAAAGTTTATTCAGAATAACGGGATCTATCAGATTTTTTCTGTATTGCTTAAAGTTGGTATTTCTACACAAGACTACGAAACACTTTATAAAAAGTTTGTACATCCTGCAGGATTTCACTTTGCTGGTGAGGTTACATCTGTTGAAGAAGGTGCGTTAACACTTTCAGGTCAAGGTCTAAATCCTCTCGATTCAGCAGCTGGTATTTCTACTCTTGCGTCTGAAGCAAATGTTATCTTCTCTACACCGTTCAGCGAACTTACCGCGTTCCTCGATTCTGGCGCAGATGAAGAAAGATATCGTGTTACTGTCGATCAACCAGTATCCGACTTCCAGGCTCTTACAGCAAATGAGATCTCGAAATTCTACCCAACGATTACAGCTCTTGTCGATCCAAACTCTTTCACATTCGACGACAGCGATACAACTGGCCGTCCAGACTTCTCACTGGCTGCCGAAACTATGGACAACGATCTCTACAGAAGAGATTTACCAACATTAACTCGATTCTTTATGTCTAACACTAATATCACATTCGATGATATCACAGAGACATTTGATGATGGTGGTGCTGGAAACTAGATATAAATAAAGTAAACCTTATTTTACAGAGGAATTAAAAAATGGCAAGACAAAACATTGGTGTCGGCGCCTCCGCCAATGATGGTACTGGTGATACACTGCGCAGTGCAGGTACTAAGATCAATGATACCTTCGTTGAAATTTACCGTATGCTGGGTGGCGGAGACTCTGATAACCTTTCATCCCAAATCTCACTTGAAGATAGTGCAATTGTATTCGAAGGCGCTTCTATCGATGCATTTGAAACTCGTCTGACAGTAGTAGATGCTACAGCCGATAGACAAATTCAATTACCTGATGCAGCTGGTATTGTTACACTTAACGATGCTACACAAACATTAAGTAATAAGACTATTCAGGCTCCACAAATTAATTCACCAAAAATTGGTGCTGCGATTAACGATTCAAATGGTAGCGAGTTAATTAGCTTTACATCTAATTCAACTGCGATTAACCAAATCAATATTGCAAATGCGGCAACAACAAATGCTCCTGTTCTTTCAGTAATTGGTACTGATGCGAATATCAATATGACAGTGAATTCAAAAGGTACTGGTTCGGTTGAGATTCGTAAAGCAGCATACACATCTTCTGAGATTACTGCAAACGGTGCAGCTTCTGCTAACGCTACTTACATCATCTGTAATAAAGCGACAGCATTGGCAATCTCTCTCGCTGATGGTACAACAACGGGTGAATACAAAATCTTTACGAACAAAGGTGCTGGTCTGGCAACAGTTACTCCTGCTAACTTCTCGGCTGGTTCATCTTTTGCAATCGCACAGAACGAAGCCGCTCAGTGTGTATGGGACGGAGCAAATTGGTTCCTTATCGGTAACCAAAGCGTCTGTACGGTAGTATAAGAGGTAAGTCATGGTAGCAATTGTAACTGATCCACTGAAACTAAAGTTCGCTGAATTTATTTTCAACGAAGCGACAAGCACTTCTGACAGTCATGAGTATTATATCGGTATCGGTAAGGCTGATACCTATGATAGCTCGGATACTGTTGCTACACCTGTTCGCACACTTCAAGAAGAAAGAGAAGCACGTAATAACCTACAATCTGTAAAGAAAGTAACTGGTACATCGTTCGTTATTCCACGATATAACTGGTCATCTGGTTCTACGTATTCTCCATGGCAAGATAATCAAACAGGTATTCCATCAAATACTTACTATGTAATGACAGAAGATAACGAAGTTTATATCTGTTTACAACAAGGTAAGTCTGCAACTGGTACATCGAATGCTTCTACTGTAAAGCCATCGTATACTGATGCTGGTGTGGCAGAAACGCAAGCCTTTGAAACATCTGATGGTTATCGCTGGAAGTTAATGTATGCGCTATCTGCATCGAGAGCAAATACATTCCTTTCTTCTGGTTTTATTCCATGTCAAAATGTAACAATTGATTCTGGTTCGGCTAACGCATTTGAATTACAGCAGTTAAATATTCAAAACACCTCATTGCCTGGTGCAATTCTTGGTGTAGAAATTGTAGATGCTGGTACAGGTTATACATCTGCTCCTACTATTACATTCAAAGGCAACGGATCCGGTGCGACAGCAACTGCCACAATTTCTGGTGGTGCTATTGTAAAGGTTGAGATGGATAACGAATCTGCAGGTATGGGTTCTGGTTATGATTATGCTTCGGCCACTGTAACTGGTAACGCATCACTTCGACCAATCCTTGCACCTCAAAAAGGTATTGGTAACGACGCTCGAGCAGATCTTAAATCATCTTCGATTATGTTTAACATTAAGCCGTCTGGTACTGAGAACGATACGTTCAATATTACTAACGACTTTAGACAAATCTTATTGCTAAGAAATCTTGACGAAATGGATAGTGCACAAGATGGCAACCGCTATACAGGTACATCATCTAAAGCACAAAGATTCTTAACAATTACTGGTACAGTATCGGCATCAAACTTTGTTGTCGATGAAAAAATTACAGGCGGCACATCAGGTGTAACAGCGTTTGTTGACGAACTCGATTCAAACTCTGGTAACAAGATTTTCTTCCATCAAAACAGCAATAATATTGCTGGTAACTTTACTGATGGAGAAACAATCACGGGTTCTGGTTCTGGTTCAGCAACTGTAGATAGTGGTGATAAACACACTGCGGTCGATAATCACTCTGGTGAAGTCTTATACATAGAGAACAGAGCACGTGTTATCCGCTCGAACACACAAACTGAAGATATTAAAGTAATTATTACGGTGTAAAGAATGGCAACAACACTTACCAATACTACGTTCTCCACTACCTATAAGGACGACTATAAAGACTCCGATAATTTTCATCGGATTCTCTTTAATAGTGGTAAGGCGTTGCAAGCTCGCGAACTTACGCAGATGCAAACTATTATCCAAAACGAGATTCAACGTTTTGGTTCTAACATCTTCGTAGATGGCGGGGTTGTACAGCCTGGTGGCTTAACAGTTAACAACAAACTAGAATATATTAGACTTGCAGCTTCACAGCTGCCAGTAAATCTTGACGATATTATTGGTAAGACATTTACTGTAAAATCTCCTGACCCTGCACTAAGAGTAAAAGTTCTCAAAGCGGTTAGAGCAGATGGTTCTGATCCTGATACATTATATGTAGAATACGTATCTACTTCTGCTGGTACATCTTCATCTGCACCCGTTCGCGTAGGTGCATCTCAAGTTCTTGAGAATACAGATCTTGGCTCATCATATGATATGACAATTGCATCATCGAATGCGGTTGGTCAAGGCACAGAAGTTTCTATCGCTAAAGGTAGTTTCTTTGTACAAGGTCACTTTGTATTCTGCGCCAAACAATCTATTTTCGCCGAAAAGTATTCTACAAATGCTAACAAAGATGTTGGCCTTAAAGTAGAAGAAGAAATCATTGGTGCAACAGATGATGATGGTCTATACGATAACCAAGGTGCAACTCCAAACTTAGCAGCTCCTGGTGCCGATCGTTATAGAATTAAGTTAACTCTTACAACTCGTGACGCAATCGATTCTACTGACAACTTTGTATATCTTGCAAAGGTAAGTTCTGGTAAAATCGTAGACGAATCACGTACAGATAATTCTTACAATGTTCTTAACGATGTATTAGCATTGAGAACAAAAGAAGAATCTGGTAACTATATCGTTAAGCCGTTTAATGCACAGTTTAACTCAAAGAATGATTCGAATCTTGAGCTTGAAATTAGTGATGGTATTGTATATGTAGATGGTTATCGTTTGAATGCAGACGGTAAGAAAATCAACGTACCAAAAGCACAAGATACAATTACAATTAATAATGAAACGATTGTTGTCCAGTATGGTAACTATATCATGGGCAGCAACAGCACATCTAAAGGTTTGCCTGAAATTGACACATTGGCAAAACTAACACTAAGATCTGCAGCTACATTCGGTGGCGATGATCTTGGCACATGTCGCTGTCGTTTCGTCGAAGAAGATAATAGTGGTGATTCTCGCTTCTATCTCTTTGACATCCAAATGAGACCTGGCAAAAACTTCAGCTCAGTTCGTTCTTTCGGTACTAGCACATCTGACTATATCGATGTCGTACTCGAAGGTGGTGTTGCCGTATTGAAAAATACTGGCAATAACGATCTACTGATGCCTCTGCCGAGAACACGTCCTACGAATACTGGTATTACGCATGATACTATTACTTTCTTGAAGAAGTATTCGATGACGACTAACACAAGCGGTAACTCTACTGCTAATATCGCGGCTGGCGCTGGTCTCACATTTACGAATCTAAACGCATGGATTGCTGCGGCTGATGATAGTGCCATTGACGGTTCTATTAATCTACAGCTCGATGGTACACAAGAAAACTTCTTCGTTAACGATGGTTCTGGTGTAGCAAGTAAGACATACGAAGTATTGGCATACGTAACTAAAGGTTCTCCATCAAAGAGAACAAAGTCACTTAACAATACAACAATTACTAAAGCATGGCCTGGTGATGTAGAATCCGATGGTACAGGTGCAGGCATTGAATTCCTTGCACTCGATAAGGCTGATATTTTTGAAGTCGAAGCAATTAAGATTGAAGACTCTGATGGTGCCGATATCACGACTAACTTCAACATCGATAACGGTCAAAGAGATAACTACTATGGCATTGGTCGTATTGTCAAGAAAGCTGGCTCTACGATTCCAACTGGTGACATCTTTGTAAGATACAAGTACTTTACACACGGCAATGGTGATTTCTTCGATATCACTTCATATCCTACTGCTTCAGTACCATACGACAAAGTTCCATCACATACACAAAATGACGGTACAGTTGTATCGCTGAGAGATGTGATTGATTTCAGACCAGTTGCTGTACGAGATGCAGACAATGCTGATTCATCTATCTTATCATTTAACTTTGATTCAAACGGTGCTGGTGGTAATCCAATTATTCAGTCTCTGCCTCAGTCAACTGACACATTTACGGCAGACATCGTATATTATATGCCAAGAGCCGATCGCCTTGTAGCTACGTTCCTCAACGAGAAAGGTGAACGCCTTCCGCGCGGTCAGGTTAAAGTAGTACAAGGTGTATCTTCTCTTGATCCTCAGCTTCCTGCTATTCCGACAGGATCGATGCCGCTTTACAATATGAACCTGAATCCATTCACGTTGAATGAGTCAGATTTGACAACAGCATTTATTCCTGCCAAGAGATTTACGATGGCAGATATTGCTGAGTTAGAACAGCGTATCGATACATTACAAGAATTGACCACACTGTCACTGCTTGAGGTTGATACTTCTAACCTTACAGTTCTTGACTCTGCTGGTAACGAAAGAACAAAAGCTGGTTTCTTAGTTGATAACTTTAAAGACTTTGCATTCTCTGCTGTTGGTCGTGATGAGTATCGTGCAGGTGTTGATGAGCTTGCGGGTTTACTTGAGCCATTACAAGAAGCACACAATACTCGCCTTATCTTCGATTCTGCAGATGCAAACTCTACTGTAATTCGTAAAGGTGATAACTTATATCTGCCTATCGATTCAGATGTTATGATGATCAATCAGGCTCTTGCAACAGAAACTGAGAATATTAACCCATTCGCAGTGATTGTTTCTCAAGGTCATATGGAATTATCTCCTTCTTCTGATGAATGGGTAGAAACTCGCTATGCACCTGATAACATTGTACAAGGTGAAACAGTAACAGAAAGATTGGCTACACGTAGAATTGCTCGTATTCGCCAAAGACTTTCTGCATTCCGTGATCGCTGGATTGGTAACCCAACTGGTTCTCGAGTCCTTGTTCGTGGTGATGTAAGATCTCGCCGTGAAACAATTGCTGATCGCGTTATCGATGTATCGTTTATCCCATTCATGAGAGCACGTAAGATCTTCTTCCGTGTACAAGGTTTGCGTAGAGATACTAAGCACTTCCTCTTCTTTGGTGGTCAAGATATTTCAGATTATGCAAGAGAAGAAACAGTATTCGAAAGATTCGCTGCTCGCTCTGATAATCCTGGCAGCATCTTTACAAATCATACTGCACACCCAAATGGTACTTCGGCTCTGACATCAGATTCTGCAGGTAAGTTAGTTGGTTCATTTATTATTCCATCTAACAATGCTCTGAAGTTTAGAACAGGTGCACAAAGAGTTGAGCTGATGGATGTCACATCTGGTAATGCAGACGATGCTATCTCTAAAGCACAGACAACATTCCAATCAACTGGTATTCTAAACACTCGTCAAAGAACAGTCAGAAATACAAGAATTGAGACTGAGTTCTTTGTACAAGAATATGATCCATTAGCACAAACATTCCGTGTTGATGCACAAGAAGATCCAAACGGTATCTACATTACAAAGTGTGATATTTTCTTCTCTACAAAAGAAGATAATTTTGGTGTTCCTGTACAAATGCAAATCAGACCAGTTGAAAATGGTATTCCAACGTCTGCTCCGATTCCAGGTGCTGTTAAGTTCTTGAATCCACAAGATGTTAATATTCCATCTAACTTAAATAGCTTGTCTACTATTCAGGCAACGCCAACAACATTTGAGTTTGATGAGCCTGTATATCTTGAGCCACAAAGAGATTATGCGATTGTTCTCCTTGCAGATACAACTGCATATAACGTGCATGTCGCTAAGACTTATGACTTCCTGATTGGTTCTACTGAACAGCGTGTTACTAAACAGCCAACGCTTGGTTCGATGTTTATCTCTCAGAATGGTATTACTTGGACGCCTGATCAAGAACGTGATCTGATGTTCAGATTATATAGAGCACAGTTCGCTACTTCTGGTAAAGCTATCCTTAATAACTCTGAGACAGAAAAACGTCTACTTGAGAATAATCCGCTTCTAACAGATTCTGCAGATCCTAGCAAGCTTCGTGTATTCCATGAAGGTCATGGTTTTGCTAAGAACGATTATGTTACAATTAGTGGACTTGACTCAAGCACAACATATGCAGGTGTTATCGGTACAGACATTATGGGTTCAAGACAGATTACCTCTGTCGACCATACTGGTTATACATTTACTATGGATTCATCTGCAAATGCAGCATTAAGACTTGGTGGTAACGGTGTCATCGCAACGCAAAATGCTATGTATGATGCCTTTGTTCCTCAAATTCAAATCTTACAGCCTGATGATACAACTATCTCTGCTAAGATTAAACAAACTGAAGGATCTTCGTTTGGTAATCAAAGAAATACTGTATTCTCTCAAGCTGGTAAGCAATCTACATATACAGATATTACACTAAATGAATTTAACTTCAATGAGACACCTAAAGTTATCTTTAGCGATTCAAACGAAACAGCAAATATTTCAAGTGCAAAATCTATGACAATGGAAATTACGCTTGGCACATCTGATAATAAGGTTTCACCAATTATCGATTTGCAACGTGCGTCGATTGCATCGTTTGAAAATACGATTGATAGTGGTGGTTCTCATGCTATCACAACGATTGGTGAAACTGATCCTACTGAAGGTACCGCGGCTGCTAAGCATATCACAAAAGCAGTTACGCTTGAAGAGCCTGCGGTTGGTTTGAAGATCTTGTTTGCAGCTAACAGACCAGCTGCTGCAGGATTTAAGGTGTTTATTAAGACTGCGACATCTGATGAAACCTTAGATGATGTTGCATATGTAGAAATCACCGAAGAAACAAACAATCCAGCGGACGAAAACAAAGATCGCTTTAGACAATACGAATATCTTGCTGGTGGACAAGTTGGTAACCTCAACTCATTCACTCAGTTCCAAGTTAAGCTCGTAATGACAAGTACTAATACTTCTAAGATCCCAACAGTAAAAGATCTGAGAGTAATTGCATTGGTGACATAATGGATAAATACATAAATGTAGAAGGAAAAGCTGGTTTAGTAAGAAGTAAAGCTTCAGGCGCAATCATCAATGTGAATAGCAATGAGATGTCTCAAGCCAGACATAGAAAAAAAATCTGGAAAGATCAACAAGAAGAATTGCAAACTTTAAAAAATGATGTAGCCGTGATGAAGGATTTGCTCTTACAACTAGTAGAGGAAAAGAATGGCCGTAACAACAATTAATCTGTCGGATCCAGTTTCTACCTGGGTTAACAAGACTAATACAATCGCCACTAATGTTGGTGATTTGGCTACGCTATCGACATCCGATACAGCGAGTCTTGTTGCTGCCATTAACGAAATTAATGGTCTGATAAATACAAATTTAAATGACTCAAACGAAATTAAAGGGATGTTCGTATCATCTACTTCTATTGAGTTTGATTCATCTGCCGGATCATTTAGCATTATTGATTCAGCAGTTACTGGGGCAATGATAGATAATGATGCAATTGTAGAAAGGCATATTGCTGCAGCTTCAATTGTAAATAGTCATCTTTCACCTGGTGCGGTTGACACATTAGCACTTGCTGATGGAAATGTAACGAATGCTAAATTAGCTGATTCCTCTATCGGCTTCTCAAAAATTCAAGCTGGCGCAATTAAGTCAGTGAATTTTGTTAATACAACTACGCTGTTGATTAAAGATTCTGCAGCTACAACATTGAAAACATTATATAGTCCTGGAAGTTAATTATGGCAGTTAGAAATCCTCTTTATTATTCGTCTGGTGATTTGCAAAAAATGACTGGTGCACAGATTAGTGCTATGATTGATATGGTAATCTATCAATATGGTTCTGATCCATCCGTTACACTTACACAAGTTGGCAGTTCTGGTAATCTTGATGCAATGAGTGATACTCGTTTGCAAGCTGGTTCATATATTACTCGCGTAGATAGATATGCGACTGAAGCTGAAACAGCAGAACCATCAACGGTAACAGTAAGTTATGATCGTATCAATCAAACAAATGCAACCGTAGCACAACTTACATCTGGCGATACAGTTTCAGGTGCAGGCGAAGGTTCATTTCCATTCTACTATGATGGTGATGATCTAAGAACAATGACGCATACAGATATGCTTGACACGTTTATTCGTCCTGCTATCACAAAGCTTACAACTGGTTCAACTGGTACAGATCAAGCTGGTACGTATAGAATTCACACGGCAACATCACTATCAGGCAATACACTAATTAGTTCAACGCCTGTCTTTATTGATACTCGTGCTAACACGGGTGCATATACGGCTGGTGGTATTCCTGAAACTCTTGATCAGCCTACGACTATTTCTAATTTCTATTTGATGAGAATTAATCAGGCATCTTCTGCACCAACCGTTGTAAATATGCTAAGACAGACATCGTCGAATGACTTGCAAGAATATACCGATACAGAACAAAACAATATGCTTAAGAACATGGTTCGTTGGGCTGCTGTTAATGATACTGGTAATCGAATCCAATATCGTGTTGCTACATCTGGTACAGGAAATGCTCGTGGATCTGGTATGACAGATACAAAACTAAATGGTTCAGGTAACTATCAAACGCGCTTCGTTAATGCGAACGACTATCGTGCACAGGAATTTCCGAATGGTTCGGCTGTGACGCAGAATACATATTATTTAAGAATCTATACAAACTAAAGGAATTGAAGAATGGCTTTTCACTGGGAAGAAGGAATTGAATACGCCCGTTATATTGATGAAGATCGTCAAAATATCGAGGTAATGCATATTATTGAAGACGATGAAAATATTCATGGTCGTTCAGCCAAATTGCATGTATTACCTGCTGATGATAACGATGTGCAATTCAAAGCTTTACTCGAGCATTTCACATATGATGATATTATGGAAATGACATATAGCTATAATCAAAATGCAGAACGTGCATTCGAAGAGCAAGTTATAGCAATCGCCCAAAAATCTGGAGTACTAGCTACTCTAGATGTTGACGTTGTTTCTTATGAATATGTCGATAAGCTTATCGATATTCTCTTCTTAGAAAAAGGTATTAAAGATAAAGAACTAAAAGAACTTATCTTTAAAACCAAACTTAGATTATTTGAAACTGATTTGGTTAAAAATAATAATAATAAAGAACTTAAAAGTTCATTACGCAAATCATCGTCACTAAAAGATATTTTTTATATTATGATGCAGATTGAGGAAGATACTCCTCAAACCTAGAAAAATCTTTATTAACCACATGATGAAGACTTGCGCCTAAATGCTTAGTCGAAAATGTGTTATCAATTATCCAATTCCAACTTAGTCCAATAGGATTAATTGGTATTTTATAAAATTCTTTTATAAAAGAAAAATAGACCTCATTGTTCCTAGAGAATGATGAGGCTATTTCTTTTGGATAGATGTTATCAGCTAGTGCTTCATCAAAAATAGTATCTGCATAATCCAATCTTTCACTTAATCTAAAATCTTCAATAGCGTTTTTATTGCCAATTAACACGCCGGTGTTAGCAATTTGGTTATTACCGCTGATACCTTCTAATAGTAACATTGCATTTTTGCAACATGCCTTTACTACCATATTCATTTTATCAAAATCAATTGTATCAATCCACCAATCACCATATACCCGTTCTCCCCAATTAGGCTTAGTATCGATAAAATGTGCACCTACATATTTGTGAGTAGCATGTTTATCAAAAATATTTTGAGCGCTTGTGGGTATTACGTCTAAGTCTAAATAAACTACTTCATCATATTCGTTTGCTAAGTCTTCAAACCTATATAATTTTTCAAACTGTAGGTCATCATAATCTGGAATAGAAGGAGTAAAACAATGATATTCTGCATTACACAGATTAGCATAATCTTTGTGAGCAGATATTAATCGATCTTTATATTTTGCAAACGCATCTTTCTTTTCTTGTGGAGATGAAGTGTGCCTATGAACATCTGCCCAAATACTATAGATAATTCTTTTCATAAAAATCAAAAACCTCTTTGAATTTTTTATTGATAACATGTACGAATTTGCTTTTGCGTGGAACTACTTTATACCTATCATAAAACATATGCCATGGCCAATCCAACCATTGAATAGGTATATTTCTAGTTTTAACTAAGTAAGACCATATCGTTTCATTATCCCATCCAAACATTTCTCTAATATCTTCAGGATACATTTCGTCGTTTTTTAGATTATCCATATCTTTAATTACGGCATCTAAATTATCGAAATATGCTAATTGCTTCATATGCTCTGACGATACTCCCACAATGCCTGTATTAAATACATCATTATCGGTGTTATATCCGTTCGATTCTAATAATGCAAAGCAATTCCAATATTTTGCAGTTGGGCTTCTATTAGATTCGACAGGCCGATTACGCAATTCTCTTAGAGTTTTCTTCGCTAGATTGTTATTATCTTTAATCGCGATGCCTTTAGATAAGTCGTGCACTTCAAAGAAATTTTCTTGAGTCATAGGAACTACGTCAAAATCTAAATAAAGAATTTCGTCGTAATGACGAGATAGCTCGTGTATGATTTGTAGCTTATAGAAATTTACTATATTATATTCGGTTATTTGCGGATATGTTTCGTTAAACCATTTTTTATATAATTTAAAATCTTCATCATACTCGTACATCAAGAACGTTACACCAATATCATTGGCATATTTTTGTTTACATGCTAATAATTTATCATAATACTTTTGAAATTCTATTTTAGTTCTTTCGGTTTTAGGTATATCATCACCATAGTAAGGTGCTTGATAATCCAAATCTTCTTTTGGAATATCGATATACAAACTATAAATTACTCTACGCATAACCAATTACCATATATCTTTCATAACCGTTTGACATTTTTAATTTGCCAGAATATTTAATGTTAGATAATCCGCATTTATCTTCAAGTTCCCATCTTGAATTTACACAATTGCTGTGGTCATCAATATGAAACATATTATTGCTTTGAATTGCAAATAATGGTATTTCATAATTACGTCTATGAAAAAATGGTTCGATATACTTTTTTCGAATAATATTTTTCATGTCTGGCATATGTTCTGATGACGTGTTAATTATTAGATTAGCTTTTTCATCTAAAGGACCATTTTCTTGAACATCCCCGCATCGCTCAGCATAAGCATAGTTTTTTAATTTCATATAACGTCTAAAAACATTTAATGATTTAATATCTAAATCAATATTTTCTACAAAGGAAATATCTAATGTAGAGTTTAATAATGCCACAATGGGAAAGCCTATCCATCCTCCAAATAGTTGAACATGAATATCGTCTTTTTCTAAAAGATGCGGTATAATTTTATCTACTAGCCATACTTTCGATTCAATTTGATGTGGTGACATAGAATCAAGTAAATGTTTTATGTCATACTTTTCGCTTTCTGTATTTTCCCATAAAATTTGCCAAATATCTGGATCAATTCCAATAGTGTTCAAATCCATCATAGCCCTCATCATCTAACAAATATTTGCCATTAATATATTCGGTATTCCGTCTCCATCCGTTAAATATGCAGACAGGATATGTATCATCTTTAAAAAGAGGTTTAGATTTTGTGCCAGCTTTAAAGTAATTGTTTTCATCAATACCGTATAACCGGGAATAGATTTCACCTTTCGGAAATACATTAAGCTTATCGTAATGGTGATAATATAGATATGAATCTATACCATTATATTTTACCATATAATAATCAGGATCTTTCATAAATTCTGACCATATAGATGTTAGATCACCGTGCCATATCATAACAGACGAGTTATAGTTCATATCGGTACCAGTCAATTCGTATGGTTTCCAATATGCCTCGATAAGTCTTAGCTTACTCTTCTCGCAATAATCTTTGAAGTGTGTAATGTCATTTTGCAGTACGACATCTAAGTCAAAGAACATTTCAGGAACTACAGCTGGTTCTTTAAATAACCGTAGTTTCCACCACCAGTTTTCTAAATCATATTCTTGTTCGAGAGGTTTTCTTAGAATATATGGATGCAAACCGCGAGGATCATCAGTATAGCAAACGAATCTAAATGATTCGTTAAACTGTTTTGTGCACATAGCATATAATCGATTTACATGCTCGTACGAAAACTTATCACCCCATTTTACGCAAGATATAATCATTAATAACCAATAAATCTAATTCTGTTTTTTCAAATGTAGCTATAGCATCTTCAGGCGTTTCAACGATAGGTTCTTTACAATTAAAACTAGTATTCAATAGCATTGGAATTCCAGTAATTTTATAGAACTCGTTAATAAGATCGTAATATTTGCGATTCTGTTTACGATTTAGTGTTTGAATGCGCGCAGTACCATCTACGTGCGTAACACCTGGAATTTTATCAGAAATAACAGGCATAATTCTAGACATATATGGACTCGGTTGATTAGTATCAAAATATTCTTTGTAATGTTCTTCCATAACAGAAGGAGCAAATGGTCTAAAATCTTCTCGCTGTTTAATTGTATGATTAATTCTATCTTTAATATGAGGATCACGAGGATCAGCTAAAATACTACGATTACCAAGAGCTCTATTACCCGATTCGCATTTTCCTTGATACCAACCAACTACTGCGCCATCGGCTATAGCTTGTGCTACTTCTTTATAGTCTACCCTTTCAGTGCCAATATATTTGTATTCTTTACCAGAATAAACTGTAGGCCTATGTCGATTTTTATTAAGAGTATAATCGGCATGGATGTATGTGCCAATAGATTGACCCTCATCTCCAGGTGCCGGAGGTACATGAACCTTTTTATATGTTTTAGTAAATTCCTCATTCATATAACCGTTATATGCTACACCTCCAGCAACGCATAGATTGTTGCAAGATTTTAAAGGTAACACATGCTCATCAATTAATTCTTGTGTTGCATATTGTAATGTATATGCAACATCTTCTATCTTAGTATGATCTAAAGTTTTTTCTATATCTTCTGGAAATGGATCAATCTTTACATTGTATTCTCCACGTCTATTCTTTTTTAGCTCCATTTTGTGCTTAAAAATATTTTTATTATATTCATCAATTATCATATGGATTTTTAAATTATATTCTCCATATCCAGCAAGACCCATAAGTTTACCAGCACCTAAATGTCCGAATCCCAATTGTTTCGAAAAATAATTCCATAGAATGCCGATATTCATTTTATCTGAAAGATCGGTCATACGCCCATCTTTATCAAAGAACACACAGTTATAGTGCCAACCTCTACCATCAATGGCTAAAATATCAGACTTTCTAAATCCTGAATCCATATATGCATATGCGGCGTGTGATTGATGATGGTCAATGTAATATACATTATCAATCATAGCATAGTCCCATAAATTCTTTGGTTTAAAACCAAAGAACTCATAATATAATTCTCTATCAGCTAATAAGCTAACTCCACCTTTAGTGGTAGTAAAAGCAAAAACTTCATGTTCTTCTGGCTTATGATATTCATCATAAAATTTTAACATAAATTCATCATCATCTTGATTCATGCTAATTAGTTCTGATTGATGCGAATACACATCCACATGCCATGGAATATTATGTTTACGTCTGCTGTATCTTTCTATTTGATTGTGCAAAACACCATCATAAGTATTTTGGTCATGTGGACTTAGTGCGATACTAAAGATTTTCATAGATATAATCCGCTAATATTTTTTGGCCTTCTGCATTTGGGTGAGCATCTTCTTCTGATATTCTATATTTTTTATAATCATCAACTTCGTGTGATATAACGTAAAATGGTTTTTCTTTATTTTTATGATCTATACCTATAAAATCGATAGGAGATAATCTTTTATAATAAGGAGAGTTTAATATAACACTAAGAGCTGCTTCATCAAAATCTGCTCGGTCTTCGAATTTAAAGTGATTCCACCACCTAGATGCACCCCATCTTTCTTGTGATGCTGGCAATCCGCCGGAATTGCCAAACTGTTGTTTGAAATAATGGCTATATAATTGTATCATTTGGAATTGTTTTAATGGGATTCTTTGACTAGCACAAATAGTTTGTATGCTATAAAAATATCTTAAGCTTTCTTTTATCCATCCAAGAATGTTTCCTTGAGGTTTTACTCTTTCGTTACGCCAAGTAAATTGATACTCTGTCATATTTCTATATCTATTATGGGCTTTATAAACGCTTTCGAAATCATATCTTTGAGCCTGTGACCATGCCAACATAACATAGCCAATATCTTTAGGATCATACTCTTGCATAGCATCTAATACAGAACTATAAATCATATGATTTCCTTGTCCGCATTTGCCGACATTTACAACTTCCATCCCTAATTTACTACCCACAAGCTCTGGCCATTTAGGCCAACTCGTATCTAATTTAGGATGGTAATCAGATGTGAAATTTTCATCTGTCCAACTATCACCGCCTGCTATTAGTATTTTTCTAGCCATGTAATTTTTTCCATTGCTTATTAAACGTAAGCATTCTTTCTTCTACTGATGGATAATACATATACGAATCTAAATCTACCATATAAGGCTTCTTCGTATTTTCACATACGATATAATTTTGTCTATGGAAATCGTTGAATGTATAATCTGATTTATGATTTACAATATCCTCTATTACTGTATTAGGTTCTGTAAAATAAAAACCTTTTATATAATCAATTATAATAGTAATCGTCTTATCTTCAATAGAATACTCATAATTAGGAATTAGTATTCTATTAAAATTTTCACTTCTCAATCTAGTTAAATTATCATATACAATTTTTGCATAATCTACGGTTTGATATTCAATTACTTTAGTAAGAGTAAATGTTTTTATATTCGTTCTAAGCGAATCCACATAATACATATTTTAAAATCCTAGTGTTCTATCATTTAGTGCCACGATAAGATTATCTAAAGTATGTTCTCCTTGTTCAGAAAGTTGCTCAGTGCATATTTTACAATATTCTTCATACTGAAATAAATCGAAATTCATCATCTTCTCGATGTTCTTTTTTGTTACATCAAATGTCTTAGAACCATTAATTACTTTTTTACTGCAGTGCCTTATTTTTTGCATTTCAAAGTCAATGACTGGAACTGAAGGATATTTGGCACAAAGCTTTCTAGTAATTTCAGAAGCTTGCATATCTACATCATAAAACGGTGATCTTGCATTAAATTTTTTAAACATAGTATTATCATGATCTATATGTGATAAGTCATAATTTTCTCTAAATTTAAAATAATTAGGAGTTTGAATAATAACGTTATAGTTGTTATTATCATTTTGCTCTAAAAAATCATAGTTACCTAGTTTTTCAATGCGATCTTCATGAAAGTCTAGTACTAGGTGTTCGACATAATAAATTGAAGGATCTTCTAATATATGTGGATAACGCTTGCGCACAAACGAATTAGACAATACTGAAGGAATAAGAGTAGGATATTTTTTAATTTCAGCAATGACTTCATCCAAATTTTTTACTAGGCCTGGTTCTCCACCTAGCAAATTAATTTTTGCTTTGTATCTAGAAAGATATTTTAATGTTTTACTTAGAAAATCCATATCTACTTCTAGATTTCTCATTTCCAATGTCCATGCTGTACAGTAATGGCATGACTTATTGCAAGATTTTGTTAAATAAAAATCAATACCAAAATATCCATTCGCTTTTAAATCTTTATAATTCATGTTGAATCCACTTTTTCGGGTTTGCCATCTGCTGACAAAACGATTTGCTTTTTATGGCTATCAGTTTCTCTCTTTTTACAGATATGATGGCATATGCCAAAACCTTTACCTTCTTTTAAATCTTCAAAAAACTTAACCCATTCATCTTGTAAAATAATTTCATCTAAAGATTCGTAATCATCAATTTTACTGACAGCTAATAAATCTTTATACCTAGGTTCTTTTCTAGTATGCTGATTATCACACCAACAACACGGAATAAGTTCTCCCAAATTTGTAACAGCAAACGCGTTTTGTTGATTATTAAAACATTTAGGCTCTATTTCATGTCGAGAATCATATTTGTCTAATTCCATAATTTAATTTCTCCTCAGTGAAAGAGCCATCTCTTTATTTTTTGGTTTCAATGGATCATTTTTTCCTTCCCATCGAGAAGAATATAATAGTCTAAATTTGATATTAGGAAGGTCTGCAATTAAACTTCTAGCTTCTTCTATATGATGTTCATTATAACTAAATACAATATATTGCCAATCTGCGCGATCTAAATATTTAGCAGATTCCCTAATAAGTCTAAGCATCTTATGACCGTCTTGATTTTTTCGGTATTTGTCGCTTTCATCAGGTAATCCGTCTAATCCAAAAAACCATACTGCATGTGGATTTGCTTTCCAAGCTTTAGGATACCAACTTTCTGGTTTAGCCGCAGATGCGTGGTGTACTGTTACAGAATTTCCATTTTTGTATGCCATTTCTAGCATTTCTATAAACTTGGGATGGTGCACTGGATCTGATACTTGACCACAAAAATTAATATGATAAAAATGATTTAAAATTTTTTCATATCTATCCAAAGGCATATCTTCTCCAGTTACTTTTAATCCCTTAGAAGTAAATGAAGTGTATCTTTGGCATCTTAAACATTCTAACGGACATCTATGCGTGATATCAATATTACACGCTGGTCTGTGATGAAATGTATTTGGATCTACTGGTAATTTTTCTCCCATATAATCCTCACATATAATTAATTTTGTCTATAGACTTATTAAGAGAAGTTTCACACCATATTTTAAATTGTTTATTTAAAGCAGTTAGAAGATTATATTCTACTATATGATTGAAATGTTCTATAAAATATTTAGCATTTGCATTGTTAAAAGATAAGTAAGTCTTTTCGACTATTAAATCATAAATTTCTGGACATACACCTTTAGTATATTCTTCATTAATTATAAATTCTTCATAACAATGTTCACTAAAAATTTTATGCAGATGTACTTCTTTTTTAAGTCTATCAGACACATCTATTAAATTAAAGTTTTCGTCAAGAATACAAAATTTATCTATTTCTTTGTCAATTAATAATTCTACCATATCAGACTCTTAATGCAACTGTGTTGATGACATGTTCAATTTCCTCATCTTTTAACCAAGCATGAATAGGTAACGAAAGTACGGTGTCTGCAGTATGCCGTGCTACTGCACAATATCCGCTACGATATTGGATATGGTTGTACATTGAATTATCGGGAATAACTCGCTCATAATGTACTGATCCACCTAAAGCTTTCTTTACTTCGTTACGCGTTTCTTTATCCTCGAATTGTATTACGTATTTATGATAGTTGTGGTTGTCATGTTTTTGCGGAGTCTTTACAAGACCATCGAATTCATAATCATATTCTTTTGCAATTTCTTGTCTACGCTTTTGCCATTGTTCCATAAACTGAAAGCGATGTAGAATAACATCTGCATTAAAGTTATACATCTTTGAGTTGTAGCCCAACATAGCAAAGTCTTTATCTTTACCATGCTTAGCAAGCATACGTACTGTCTTGGCAATCTGATCGTCATCTGTCATAAACATGCCACCGCCTGAGATACCAGCAATGACTTTATTACCATTAAAGCTGTACGAACTACAATCACCAATTGTACCAGCCTTGCGGCCATTTAGACTTACACCTAATGACTGAGCCGCATCTTCAATAAAGACAATATCATTTTCTTTACAATAGTTCTCAATCTCGGTAGTATCGGTCATATTACCAAAAAGGTGTGTATAGATGAGAGCGCAGTTACCATCACGCTTCATCTTTTTTACAGACTCAAGTGTCATATGATAAGAGTCAGGATCAATATCACAAAAGACTGGCATTGCACCCGCCATAGAGATACAACTTGCTGATGAGATCCATGAAAAACCAGTCACAAAGACTTGCCAACCTGGACCAATGCCATGTGCTTTCAAAGAAAAATACAATGCATCGGTTGCACTACTTACAGGCACACAGTGTTTACGACCTGTATAATCTCTGAACGCTTGCTCTAGCTCTTCGGTTGGCCCTTCTGGTTCTTTTGCCATAGCCTTGTCAAAGAGTTCATAATATAGTTCTTTATTCTCGAGATATTCTCTATCCCAACCGTTGTAGTTCATCATATGCTTTCATAATAGGTTCAATATTGGGCTTTTCTATAGAACGTCGACTATAAACCCAACCGCCATCTCTAATTTTTGTAGATCTATTATACTCTATTTTCTTATCGAAGTACATGCATTCTTGCAAAATTCTTGGCGCAGGATCAAATTGCTCTTTCGCATACACATACGTATTAAACATGCCTAATAAATTATCTACAGGTGCGAAAATATTTTGTAAAAGGGGGTTTACAAACGCTTCTTTATATGTTATAATAAAGTATGACTTGTAGGAGGGAGCCAGTATACCCGCCCTTTCGTAGTACTGTTTTCCAGTCCCTAAAAACATATGTTCTGCTTTTAGATCTGGAACAGGATCTTTGTAAATATCAAAATTAATTCTTTTTTCGAAGTGATCACCTACACCATTCATATACACATCAGTGTCACATAGATCATATACATGTCGTGGTCTAAAATAGTCTAAAGCATAATTATACTCTATAGGATGATTTTCAGAATATATTGATATTAGTTTATCCGAAAACGCATCTATTAGAGAGAATAGTTGGTCATGACTATACTTATCTTTTAATTTCCACGCGTGAGTAAGCATACTTCTACCCATAATAAGGGTAACATCGGTTTCTTCATAGAAATATTCGAATGATACATTTTTACAATGTACATACTTTTTTTCTAAAGAAGTGATATAATCATTTACTTTGAAATCTGGATGTGGTATAATAATAAGTCGAGCATCGAGTAAAGATGCATATTCATAACTATAATATAACAAACCATCGCACGGCTTACTCGTACATAGAATGTTCAATCTCATTGCGAATCAAATGCCCATTTCTTTTCATAACACCAAAAACAATGACCACACTCTTTTGCAAAATAATCTGTTTCTCTTGCTGTACCCACGCACGAACCAGTAATTGGATAAAGAGTTTTCATTAAGCCTTCTTCTTTATAAACACCTGCTACAAATTTTTTATCAACATTTATATATGGCCTATATTCATCACCTTTTCCTGCCCAATTTTCTTGTGTATACGATCTTCTTTTTTCAGCAAGGTGATCAAAACCAATATTTTTCATAATATCTTGTGGCGGATTTTTTGTTATACCAGTGACGATTAAACACTCGTGCATTTTTTCGCAAATTTCTAAATGTTTTTGTTTTTCTAAAACTTTTACTAGACCTTCAATGTTATTACATCTATCAACATATTGGCCATCTATTAATACGCGTTCATCATTCCAACGCTCTTTAGCATATTCTTGCAATTCTTGATCATAAATGTCGAATTCATAGATATAGTGTTGACCGATTTTATGATTTGGAAATGTATCTTTCATAAATTCTACAATATCTAATGAGCAGAGCGCATCAAATGGAGCAGTCAAATCTTTTCCCGTAAAAGGAATAATTTCGACATTTGGAAAATGTTTACAGATTAAGTATAACAGAGATGCCGAATCAAGTCCTCCAGATAGCGATAAGATAATTTTATCAGGAACATACTTATCGAATAGATCTATCGTTTGGTTTCCATAACTAATTTTCATTATTAAAACTCCATTTTATATCATTTTATCCAATTGATAACTTCGTCATAATCAGGCTTATGTTCTCCTGCATTTTTTATATATTTTTGCGGATAACGTCCAGAATGTTTATATCCGAATTGCATAGAAAATATTACTTTTTCGTTATCAAGAAATTTCAATTCTTTTTGTAACATTTCGGATTTATAGCATAGCAAATAAGAAACTTGTAAACCGGCTTCAATACAAAGGCCAGATAATATGGTAGAAAACATTCCAATTTCTATAGCATTTTCTCTCATTTGAGTATCACCATTGTATCTCTGTGGATCTACACAATAATGCTCAAATACTCTTTTTCTTTGAAATATACGTAACACAGAATCATTAGGAAAGGTTAGCCTAGAAGTAAAAAGAAGAACATAAGGAGCATATACATTTTTATTGATAAAGGTGCCATTATGTGTAGATGCCTCATACAAGATTTCTTTTTCTTTTTTGTGTTTAGGCTGCAATACGTGAACTGTGTATGGCATTAAAGATTGTTTAGACGGTACTAATTCGTACGTTTTTTTAAGCAATTCTTCTACTAATTCTTGAGGTGGTTCTTCTCGGCCGTAATATCGAATTTGAGTCCTTTTACTAAATACGTCTTCTATCGGCATCTTTCTCTCCATATAAATACCATCACCAATTTATTTATATGTATAAATAGGTCTGTATGGTTTTGTATAAATATAGACAAACAACGTAAAGAGTATTTGTGAATGGCCCAATACGAAGAAATTACAATTGATCAAGGTGCGGATGCATCTATTGAACTACATCTTGTGAATACAGATGGCTCTAAGAAAAATCTTACGAACCACACCGTCACAGCGAAAATGAAAAAGAATTATACGAGCGACAGTTCAGACACAACCGATTTTGTGTCAACAATCGCAAATGCTCTTGACGGTATTGCAACTATTTCATTAACAAATCTACAAACAGATGCCCTTAAAGCAGGTCGATACGTTTATGATGTTGAGCTATCATTTCAAGATAGCGATGGTGATACGATTATTGAAAGGGTGTTAGAAGGTAAAATTACAATCACGCCGTCTGTAACGAGGTAAGTCATGGCAATAAGAGTCGGTACAGGTCAGACTACTCAAATAAAGACGGTTAGAGGCGTTGGTCAAACAACACAAGTTCGAAAGGTTGTTGTTGGTCGACCAGTAAGAAACGTTAGTTCGGGTGCTACAGATATTAATAACCTTTTAGGTGTTGATACTTCAGGCAGAGTTGATGGCGCTATCTTACAGTTTGACGCGGCTCTTGGTGTATTTGTGGCAAATGCCGAACTAACAAAACAGGACATTAACGGAGGCAATTATTAATGGCCACTATTATTAGAATCAAAAGATCGACGGGTACCAGCGCTCCAGGGTCATTAAAATCAGGCGAACTCGCCTACTCCTCAGGTGCCGGTACTCAAGGAAACGGCGGTGATCGACTTTACTTTGGTAAAGGTGATGACGGCTCAGGTAACGCAACAACCGTAGAAGTTATCGGCGGTGCTTATTTCTCTAACTTGCTGGATCATGTAGCTGGTACCCTTACAGCAAGTAGTGCAATTATCGTTGATGCGTCTTCTAAGATTGACAACCTTAAAGTTGACAACTTAGATCTTAACGGCAACACAATTAGTTCTACAGACACTAACGGTAATATCGTACTTGATCCAAATGGTGCAGGTACAGTCGATGTTAATACATCGAAGATCGTTAATGTTACAGATCCTACCGCAGCACAAGACGCTGCGACCAAGAAATACGTAGATGATCAAAATGCTGCTGGTAGCTTAGACATCTCTACTGATTCTGGTGGTACTCATACATTAATGCTTCAAGACTCTGACCTTACCATCGTTGGTGGTACAGGTATTGGTACTCGTCTTGATGCACATCAAATTACAGTCGAACTCGATAATACTGCGGTTTCTGCTGGCACATATGGTAGTGCTACTGCGATTCCTGCTATTACTGTTGATGCACAAGGTCGAATCACGTCTGCCTCTACTAATAACGTGGCTACAGACCTTACAGTCGCAGCTGATGCTGGTACAAATGCGACGGTCTCACTCTTAACAGATACACTGACAATTCAAGGTGGCACAAATATTAACACTACTGTTGGTGGTGATAATGTCACAATCCATTTGGATTCTTCTGCTTCGATCAATACTCAGTTAACTGTTGACAATATTAAAATTAATGGTAACACGATTAGTTCAACCGACGGTTCTAATCAGTTATACCTCGATCCTGCTCCTGAAGATTCTGATGGTGGTGATCTTATTGTTCGTGGTAACCTACAAGTTAATGGTACAACCACGACAATCAATTCTGTTAACTTGTCAGTTAATGATAAACTCATTACACTTGCCGATTCTGCCGCAGACTCCGCTGCTTCAGATGGTGCGGGTATTGAGGTCGCAGGTTCGAATGCGTCTATCAAATATGATAATGCGACTGGTCGATGGGACTTTAACAGAGACATTGAAGCCGATGCATTCCACGGTAATGTAACTGGTGATATTACGGGTGATGTTACTGGTAACGTAACAGGCAATGTGACTGGTAATATCGATGGTGACTCTGGTGACCTGAGAACATTTACTGCAAATACTATTACATCTGGTTCATTAACCACAGATTCTGCAACAATTGACGGTGACCTGCGATTAACTGGTAACCTACTTGATGCTACAACCGACAATATCACTGAAGGTTCTTCTAACCTTTACTTTACTGACGAACGTGTCGATGATCGATTAAATAACCTCTTATTAGCAGGTGAAGGTATCGATCTGACATATGACGATACTGCAAACTCATTAACAATCGATGGTGAAGATGCTACGTTAACTAATAAATGTATCGCATCGTTCGGTGGTTATGCTGACTCGGCTAATGCTCCTGTTCCGGGTAATGCAAGACAGTTTAGCTTATCAAGTGGAGACGTAACTATTGCTGTGATTGACGGCGGAACATATTAATACCATAGCCTGAGTTTTTACTCACTAAGGCTACCTTTTTTAAGGACTGGAAATGGCAACTGATATTAGGCTCAAGAAATCCTCCGTAGCCGGTAGGATTCCTGACTCATCGGATCTTGAATATGGCGAATTGGCCATTAACTATGCCGATGAGAAATTATATTTTAAAAATTCATCTAACGTAATCAAATCGATTGGCGGTAGTGGTATTGACTCTGCTACCATCACGACTATTGTCGATTCTGATTACGTACTGAATAGATCATCTGCATCATTCCCAATCCATAACGAAGATTCCAGCCTTTCTCATTACGAGAAAATGTCCTTTACTGTTAAAACGGACGCTGGTGGTATTGTTGTACTACAACCTCAAGTAACATATCAAGATTCTGGCGGAACAGATGTCCTTGTTGATATTAATTTATCAAAAGGTGTATTTAGCGATTCAAATCCTGTTATCGATCTTATCGATTCTGCATATATTCAGGCAAGACAACAGCTCGTAGACTCTGCTTCTATTATTGCATTGGTCGATTCTGATTATGTCCGCGCAAGACAAATTCGTACTATTGACTCTGCACTTGCAGAATATCGATTTATGGATTCTGGCGAGGTTATTACACTTGTAGATTCTGCATATGTTCAGGCTCGATCAATTACTATCGATTCTGATTATGTACAACTACGGGTACCTGAAACATATCTTGCGACTATCATTGACTCTGATTATATTTCTGACAGACAAGCTGCAGGTACTGATTCGTCTACAGTTATTAATCTTATCCAATCTACTGTTGATTCATCATATGTTGCCGTCAGATCGTCAGACGGTGGAGATGTTGTAAATGGTTCTGTAACTACTCATACGGCAAATCAATTTACTGGTGATGGGTCGACAACATTATTTACAATTGACAATTCGATTAGTAATACTGCTCAGCTATATGTTACTATTAATGGTGTCTTACAGCATACTGACACATATAGTTTCTCAGGTGCAAACGTTACACTTGACTCTGCGCCAGAAGATGGTGATGATGTAGAAATCAGACTAAATAATACGCAGTCAACTAATGTTACATTGCGTGATTACCAATCATATTTCTATACACCTGATTCCGCAACATCTGTATTCAGCGGCCAAGATAATCGTGGTAATTCCTTATCATATAAACGTGGTAAAATTGAGGTATATCTTAACGGTTCAAAACTTGTTGACTCTGATGACTACACCGCACAGAATGGTTCACAAGTTACAATTCTCGGTGATGCAGTTGACAGCGGTGATACACTTGAAATTATTTCTTTGCAGTCTGCAGCAATTTATGATGGTATTATTTTCTCGGTTAGTAAAGACTTTACTACCGATTCTGCAGACCAACGAGTAGACACATTCTCTAAAACTCTATATCGTACTACAAAATACATCGTACAAATTGAACATGATTCTGATAATAAATACCACAGTGAAGAGATATTGCTTTCGCATACTGGAACAAAGGTTGGTATGGTAACATATGCACAGCTGTTACTTGACTCAAACCTTGGTACATTCGATGCAGAATTAGACGGAGATAATTGTAGATTGTTGTTTAGTCCAACATATACGAATACAAGTGTGAAGGTCAGAGCTATAAGGACTGGTGTATAATGGCAACAAAGATTAAATCAGGCAATTTTAGTATTGATGCCAATCAACATATTAGATTAGAATCACCATTCGGTAGATTTGCTGCAGAAAACTATCCGACTTCTGCTGATAGTGCTACTGCACCTGGTGCAAGTGCAATCGCGTTAGGTGCTAGTGCAAATGCAGGTCATACAAATTCTACTGCAATTGGTATTGATGCACATACCAATGATAGCAGTCAAGTTATGCTTGGTGGTCCATCTATTAATTCTATTCGTGTTGGCAATAGTTCGTATACACCAACCGATAGCGCAGATTTGGTCACAAAAAAATATGTAGATGATAATGAAATTGCAGGCATTGATTCTGCCGCTACAATTGCATTGATTGATAGTGATTATATCAGAACACGAGAAACACCATCTGACTCATTACTTAATGCATTGATTTTTGGAGGTTAACATGGTATCAAAGGCAAGACATCTAGCATCATTAGCGAAAGCTCTGAATACAAATTCAAATGGAGCGGTAGAAATGTCTGGTGACATGATTCCAGAGAATGCTATTACTCAAGCTAAAATTGCTCCAGGTGCAGTTAATTTTACGGAAATGGCAGATAGCGCAGGTTATGCAACAGGTGCGCTTGATAGTGCATTCGGTATTATGATGGACGAATTAATTAATATTGCGGAGAACAGATAATGGGTAGAAGGAATTTTACCAACTTCTTTGCCAATAAACGGGCTTTGTTAAGAACAGAGATCGACGAATTTGTTACGTTTAAAACAAACGAACGTAATACTGCTATTACAAATACAAGTGCTCGTAAAGACGAAGCAGACTCTGCCGCAACAGAAGCAATTTCATTTAAAGACGAAATTCAGGCATTTAAAGATAGTGCAGATACACTTTTGGCCCAGCTTCAAGCTGGTGGTATGACTGCGGCAGAGGCCGAATATAAACGTGGTCTAATGGAGCAATTATCTCGAGCCGCTGCAGCATCATTTAAAAGAGCGGAAGAAGCACGTATCGAGGCCGAAACGAAAGCACTTGATGCGGCAAAATTCTTTGAAAATACTCGAAGTAATACGACTGCACAAGCAGACAAAGAGGATGCAGACTCTGCAAAACAAGCAGCGATTGATGCACTCGAAACTGCCTCTTCATTAAAGGCAATGATTGATACTAAACTGACTCTTGCAGTTGAGGAAGTAAGTGATATTAAATTAAGTGCACAATTACAAAATGTTAATGTGACAGAAATTACTGGCGATACATTTATTGCAGGAAACTTAAGAGTTGGTGATTCTTCTGCGGCATCTTATCCATTGCATGTAGTAGGTCATGCATATGCAAGTGGCGATATGATTTCTGCATCTGATATTAGGCTTAAAGATCAGATTGAAGCAATTAATAACGCAGCAGATATTATTGCATCTCTTGAAGGTAAAAGATATATTAAAGATGGCGAGCCAAGTGTTGGTCTTATTGCACAAGAGGTTGAAGCAGTTTTACCTGAGGTTGTGCATACTGCTAATGATGAAATGGGACTTAAATCAGTTTCGTATGGTAATCTTGTCGCGGTGTTGATTGAGGCACATAAAGAGCTAACAGATAAGGTCGAAATTCTTGAAGACGAGGTTAGACGCCTGAAATATGGAGAAGATTACTAATGGCATTTAAACTTGATCAAAGCGGTACTTTAGTCCAACAGGCAAACGTGCCATCATCAACTGCTGCGGGCCGTGGTTCTTATCTTGTATCGGATGGTGCTGGTGGTGCCTTTTGGGCATATTTAGGAAATACTGCAACTGCAGGCCAAGTTGACAATTCTCAATGGTTATATAGAACGATTTATACTCATGGCTATTTGGCGTGTGGATACAAAGGTTCTAATCCATGGAGAACACTCAATAAAACTTGGCATCCAACAGAAACGACAATTTATTGTGGCGAACAAATATCTGGAACACAAGGATATACGAATGGTAATTGGTCTGATTACTATGGATATATTATTGCTGGTTCTGGGTTTAACGTTGCATCATCGGTGATTAGTTCATATAACCTACATAGCGGTGCTATCAGAACATTTTCTGCTGATGGTTATTCATCAGATGGTGTTACATATGGCTATCAAGGACATGATCCTAAAAACGAAGGTGTAGAATACGGTACTGCGGGTTATGGTGGTGATGTTGGTGGTATGAGAATGCATGCTACAAGATTAGATGGTCAATCAACTCAAGATATTAAAGGCCAACATGGTTATCACGCTGGTGGTCAGAGATCCGCAGACGGAGATAGCAGACACCATTTCCCGACAGAGGTAATGTATAAAATGAGTAATGCACCTCATAATGGTAGAGGTGATGCAGCATATGGCGAATTAAAAGGATTTTTTAGGTCTGACGGTAATAATGTCACATACACTCTTACATGGTCAAATACTTCATGGTCAAATGGGGGTTGGACGTCTGGTTCTGTAGATGTGCATGGCAAAATGATGGGATCTAAACATGGTCATTTCTATGCAGAAAATAGTACGAATGTAACATGGCCAAAAATTAAAGTTAATTCAAGCACTGGTGCTACTATTTCTTCATTCAATAAAGTTCGTGCGTATGGTGAATCGAATAATGAAGATGGGCAAGATAACGGTTATGTGATGGGACATTATGACGGTCAACAAAATAACCATACAATTAGACAAAGTTATTCTACAGACACTGAAGTAACGCTTGGTGCTGCAGCTCAACCAAAAGGACATTATGGTCAATCATCTGGTGCCTGTTCTACGGCCGCTGCAACTGTTGCTGTATTGGGGAATTAAATGAAATATATTATTACTAAGACAGATCCATTAAGACCATATTTTGGTGGTAACCAAGATCAAACCGACGATAACTTCTATTGTCGCGATTTGTATACGCTTTTTGATTTAAGTTGTGTTGCAATTGCAGAACCGCTTTTTGATACAATCTATCCTCTTATTCCGGCAGGATACGAAGAGGTATCTGAAGATGAGGCTTTATATGGCTCACAGTTTTTCTCTGAAGTCAGAGATATTGTAAAGCTAAAAGGTCCAGCAGAACATGATGAAACACTTGATTCTTCAGGTAGTTTACTTACAACCGGTAGTTTTACTCTTTACACAATTCCAGATTCTGTGAAAACTCATGTTCTAAATTTCATGTTTAAATTTGCAAAAGAGATTATTGAGAACGAATATAATTATAGATTTAAACATAATATTCGTAAAACAACAGAATTGGAACAAGCATCGTGGGAAATTCAAAAGCATGAAGCCAACGAATGGTTAACATATGGTCAAGACTCTGATCATCTTACGCCATTCTTGGATTATATTGCTACTGAGCGTAGTATAAATAAAACGACATTGGCAAATAAAATTTTAACAAAGGCAGAATCATACCAAGATAATTTGTCTACCGAGCTTGTTAAATACCAAAAGCTTTTAAAAGAGTTTGAAGGGTGTACTACAATTAGGCAGATGAATACAAAATACGAAAAGTATTTCGGAATTATGGTTCCTGCTTTGCAGGCACAAGAAGAAAATCTACAAGATTCTGATGGTCGTAGAATTTTTGACTCTGATGGAACAACATATTGGGATATAAATAATCCTAGATTTGGTAATAAATTAAATTTTTAGGTGATGTATGAATGACGTTATTGTCCCTATTAGGGAAGAACTTGATATCTTAAATTTGTCTGACGATGATCGTAACGTATTAGAAAAAGCACTCAATCAAACCGGCGCGGGTCAGACAACCTTTCAATCAAAATATTTTGTTGCTGGTTCACAATTAACCCCATATCGAATGGCAAAACAGTGTCTGCTCGAGCTCGAGTCAAGGCATCATTCTTATGTGGGTATTCAGGCAAAACAGAAGAGAGCTAGCTACGAGAAGGCTATTGCAGAACGAGCACTTGCTAATGAACCAGATGAATTGAAAAAAGGTTTGATTCAGTGTGACATTGATGATATTGATTATGACCTTAAAGTATGGGAAAGAAAAAAGAGACAGTGCGAAGATGAATTACGTGACTATCTTGGCATCTTTGAACAAGTAAAACAACTTGATCCTGTTGCTGCTGAGAAAGCTTTTGAATACGATGAGGAAGAAGAACGGCAATATTGGATTACCAGAATGGCTAAACAGGCTGCGATGGATATGGTATCATATGGTCGCATCGGTACTGGCAACATGGATTCGATCGCTATGATGAATGATGAAGATCAGGTTATGACTCTTGCGACCACTTTACAATATCACGAAAGACTTGGCCAAGGTATGCAACAAATTCATGGTGCAGTGAATGAAGGACTGTTAGAAAATAAGGAACATCTGCCAAAATTTGATATTCCTAATTTTACAGATAAATTATTGTCAAAGGATTTAATTGAAAATGTTCAGCGTGCCGTTGAACCCAAAACTGGACCAGAAACAGTTTGAGGGATTCTTAGGGTTTCTCCGAGCCCATCAGCATTTAATCTATGATGTTTACTTTACTAGTCGTATTGCTCCGTTCGAGCAAGACGCGATGGGTGATGTGTTCATTAATGACCCGATTGATCTAATCAATAATGCTCTTATTATTCAAGATGAGCTTGGCATTAAGGCAAGCGCTACCTTTAATAATATTCAAGTTAGACCAGATCAAAAAAATCTTAATATGTGGATGGACAACTTTAGAGAGTTGTATAATCGTGGTATTCATTCTGCGACAATCCCGCATACACATTGGATTATGACTGGTGAAATTCAAAAAAGATTCCCAAAACTTTTTATCAAAAATACAATTTTAAGAGAAGTAAATACGGCATCGGATGTTGCGAAACAAGCCGAAGCAGGATTTCATTACATTAATATTGATCGAGATCTAATTCGTAATAGAGATGAATTAGAAAAAATTAAAAGAGTTCGTGAGAAATATAATGTAAAGGTCGCTATACTTGGTAATGAAGGGTGTCTCGGTGGATGTCCTGTTATGGCAGAACATTTTCATTTTAATAACACTCGCACAGATGGTCCTCAATATTTTAATGATACAATAAGCCGTGTATCATGTCCAAAATGGGATATTACAGAACCAGTGACTCCTCTTAAAACTGCAAACATTGCACCGTGGAGAGAAGACTGGGAAGAAATGTTCCAATATGTAGATGTGATTAAAATGCATGGCAGAGAATCGATTCATCAAATGGCTAGCACTATGGATATTATTGCAAGATATAGAAACGGTGATCAGATACTCTTCGATGATTTTAATTCATATATTAATGATACAAATTTGGCAGGCAAACCTATCGAGGCATGGAGACAGTTTATAAAAAACTGTAAGTTTGATTGCTGGGATTGTAATAAATGCGATAAGTTATATGAGGCCAAAAATGGTCTGCCTGAAACTACATTAGAAAAATTAGTGGTGGAATCAATATGCACGGCATACCTGGATTAACATCTAAAAAAGTTCAAAATTTTATAAATGATATGTGCAAATATGCAGAGACATATTTGGAAGTAGGTTGTTATTTGGGTGCAACTGCATGTGCAGCATTGCATAAAAACAATATTGAGGTTTATCTAGTTGATAATTGGAAAGAAGACATACAACCTTTTAGAGATGATCTGCCTAATTTGCCACCAAACGATAAAGAGTTATTTCGTCAATTTATCAAAAACAGCAAGGGTGACAATAAAGTAAATGTCTTTGATTGTGATATGTTTGATGTCGATTTAACACAAATAAAACCGATTGATGTATTTTTTTATGATGCTGATAAAACAAAGGTAAAGGAAGCTATAGAATATTATTGGCCTGTTTTATCTGATACAGCAATCATTATTATTGATGACGCAAATGATAAGTCAATTGTCGAAGCAGCGCAAAGCGCATTAACAGGTATATCATACGAAAGAATTATTATGAATGATATAGAAGATGAAAAGGAATGGTGGAATGGAATCTACATTGCAATTATTAACAAATAATCAGTGGTATCTATTTTATTTGGCTGCAATTATGATCCTTGCAGGATATGCGAGAGATCTTCGTTTATTTGCGCCAGTTTATAGACTTATCTTATCAAAAGTAAAATCTAAACGAGCAGTCGTAGCATTAATCTCTATGATTACTGGTGTGCTACCTATTACTGGTCGTGTAAGTGTTTCGGCTGGTTTCCTCGATACTATTGCACCGAAGGATAAGAAGAAGCGAGAGATCTTTGGCATTATCGACTATCTTTCGACTCATCATTATTATCTGTGGTCACCAATCGAGAAGTCTGTCATCATTCCAATGGCTGCACTCGGTATTGCATACAGTACATTTATGTGGCATATGCTACCTCTTCTTATCGTAATGTTTGCTGTTATCTTTTTCTATATCTTTTATGTAATGCAAGAAGAAGAAGTTGATATTAGTACAGAAAAATTTGAGACTGGTGAAAAGTATTTTGAGAAGAATCCAAGTAAATATATTAGTTGGACTACACTTGCAGTGTTAGCCGCAATTATTGTATTAGGTAACTTCGCAAAAGGATACACTGATGAGATTAAACAATTTGTTGAATCAGATGTTGCAAGCTTTGCTGTGGTATCAGCCCTCGCTTTTTGTGGCTCGCTTGCTTTGGGTTCTTCTTCTCGGTTTGCTGCTATTACTGCCATATGTGTAACCGTATATGGTATCGAATATTTGCCATGGTTCTTTGCAATTGATTACGCAGGTTATATGCTATCACCTGCCCATAAATGCCTGACAATCGGTAAGATGTATTTCGGTACACCAATCGTACGATACTATAGATCTGTTATCGTATTATGTGGTGCATTGTTTTTTACGGCTTTGGCGACATTAATCGTATAAATAGATTTGATAATCTATTTGGAGGCAATATATGGCCAATACGCTCAAAAATGTTCAACTGAACAATATTAGTACAACCGCGACCACGCTATATACCACTCCTGCAAACACCACTACGATCGTAATTGGTGCCACTGCTGCTAACATTCTTGCAAATAATAACATTAATTTCAGTATGACAATGCATGATTCGGCATCTGCCCCTGGTGTGCATGTCGTTAAGAATGCTACTATTGCACCAGGTGGTTCATTGGTTCCTATTGGTGGTGATCAAAAAGTAATTGTAGAAACCGGACATTATTTAAAAGCCTCGAGCTCTGACTCTGATTCGGTTGATCTCATCTTATCAATCGTAGAGCAGACATAACATGGCAGTTATTGGTAATAAACCTAATCCAAACGATATATCTGTTTTTAAAACCGTAAACAAGCAAACGATTACGGGAACAGGTGATAGCTCGTATAATTTATCCTATAATGTATCGGCACCTGAAGAAATTGAGGTTTTTGTCAATAATGTAAGACAGGAGCCTAGAATTGCATATGATGTTGGATCAGGCCAAATTACGTTTGATGAAGGTATTGATAGTACAGATGGTTGTTATATTATATTTCAAGGATCTCGCGTAGGTACTATTGCACCTGCAGATAATACCATTACTACCGATATGATGAAAGATAACTCTGTTACGGCATCAAAGTTGGTAGATAGTTCAATTACAAGCTCAAAATTATCTGACACTTATGTAGATATTGTTGGATCTGTCGGTAAGGTAAAACTGCAAAGAGTATCAGCTACTCTTAGTTCTGATACAACTTTTAATGTTACTACTGATACTGCCATTGTAAGTGTTAACATTACGGTTGACTCAGGTTCGGATGTGTTTGTGACATTTAATGGCGAGCAAAATGGTCAAGTTGGTGATGCCTGGCAATGGGTACAATTATTTAGAGGTACTACTGCACTTGGTACATCAACCATATCTGTTGTGCGAAGCGGCTGGAATGAACACATTAGTTTACAATACTGGGATGAAAACTTGTCGGCAGGAACATATACTTATTCGTGTAAAGTAAGAAATGGTGCAAACTATTGTAACTGGGGTGAACATAGCACACCAATCATTCAATGTACAGAGTTCGGATAAGATATGTCATTAAGTAAGGTAAACAATAAACAAACATCAGTTCCAGCAAGTTCAACTGCTCCTTCAAGCCCATCTGTTGGTGATTTCTGGTTTGACACTGATGAAACACTAATGAAAGTTTGGAATGGATCACAATGGGATACTGTTTCAAATAGCTTTTCTGCTACTGGTGGTACTCAAGAAGAATATAGTTCTGGAAATACTACATATAAGGTACATATCTTTAAATCTTCTGGTAACTTTATTGTTCAATCTGGAAGTAAACAAGTTGATTATCTTATTGTAGCTGGTGGTGGCGGAGGATCTAGTGATGACTCTGGTGGTGCTGGTGCCGGCGGTCATTTAAGTGGAACTTATACAGTAGCTCCAGGAAGTCACGCAGTTGTTATTGGCGCCGGTGGTGCAAAAACACCAAGTGGATCATCATCCAATGGTGGTAATGGAGGTAACTCTTCTGTGTTTGGTTTTACTTCTATTGGAGGAGGCGGCGGAGCCTATCAATCAGGACCTACTGGTAATAGCGGCGGCTCTGGTGGAGGTGGTGGTCACGCTCCTAGCGCTGGAGGAAGCTCACCCGGCGGCTCTGGAACATCTGGTCAAGGCAACAACGGTGGAGCCGGCCGCGGTTACGGAGATCCATGGGCCGCTGGCGGCGGCGGTGGAGCTGGAGCAGTAGGTTCAGATGGTGTTAACGGTAATAATCCAACTTCTTTTGGTGGAGTGGGGTTAACAACAAATCTTATTACAACATCACTTGCAACAACTCATTCGGTAGGTGAAGTATCGGGTGGTAGTGTGTATGTTGCTGGAGGCGGTGGTGGTCAATACCGTGATGGATATACCGGTAGTGGAACAAATCTAGGTGGTCTTGGTGGTGGTGGGGATGGAGGTCATGTCTCTACTGCTGGAACTAATGGAACGGCAAACACCGGTGGAGGTGGCGGTGGTGGAGGCAACCAAACCAATAACTATCTTGGTGGTAATGGTGGTTCAGGTCTAGTAATTATAAGGTATGAAGTATAATGGCACACTACGCAAAAGTATTAAATGGCAAAGTAGTTGATATGATTGTAGCTGAAGAAAGTTTCTTTGATACATTTCAAGATACATCCCCTGGTGAATGGATTCAAACATCATATAATACATTTGGTGGAGTTCACACACAAGGTGGCACGCCGCTAAGAAAAAATTATGCTGCAGTAGGTCACACCTATGATAGAGACAAAGATGCATTTATTGCGCCTCAACCATATCCAAGTTGGATTTTAAACGAAACAAGTTGTTTATGGGAAGCACCAGTAGATAGACCAGAAGGTGACTGGCTCTGGAATGATTCAGATCAAAGTTGGGATAGCGCATAATGGCAGTAATTGGTAACGAACCTAGATATGCAAGGATTTTTAAACTGGACCAAATACTTGGTACCGGTGATAGTTCCTATACACTTACATATAATGGTAATCAGGAAAGAAATCTAATTGCCGAACAATTACTTGTGTCTATTAATGGTACAATGCAGAATCCAAACTCTGCTTTTACAATTAGTGGTTCGACGATTACATTTTCAGAGGCAATTGATTCTGATGATACGATTGACTTTATTACGGTCATTGGTGAGGCACACAACGTTGCCACTGTATCAGATGGTGGTGTTACGGCAAACAAATTAAACGATGCGATTGGTGTAACAGACACACCTGTTCGTAAAAATAGAAATAGAATTAGTCAAGGATTTACTCTTGACTCTGCAGATAATGCTATGGCAGCAGGTCCTATTACGATAGACTCTGGTGTATCTGTTGTTCTTCATGGTTCATTCACGGTGGTATAAATGGGATCTACATTATCAGTAACACATCTTAGAGGTTTGACATCGGGTAACGATGCTAATACAATTTACTTGGATAGTGGTCATGAATTGCATGCGCCGGGTCATATCATTCAGACAGTTCAAAATACCTTTGGCGGTTATGATACTATTACATCTACAACATTGACAAATACAAGTTTAAATGCTACAATTACACCTAAATTTTCAACATCAAAAATTTTGGTTAAAGCATCATTTTTATTTGGTCAAACAAGATCCGCGCAAAATCAAGATAATATGAAATATTTTACTATAAAAAGAGGTAGTACAAATATTGCACCACATAATAGTCGCTTCTTTGCTCATCAAAACGAGACTTCTGGTAGCATTGATTTTAATGAGCAAACACAGGTTGCCACAATTGAATACCTTGACTCACCTGCAACGACGTCTGCAACTACCTATACATTGGCATGCTCGTGTGATAATTCTGCAGTAACCATTTCATTAAATAGTAGAGCAGATGGTGGTGGTCAAAAGGGATCTTGTACAATGATTTTACAGGAGATTGCACAATGACCAGTGAATTAAGAGTTGATGCAATTAAAAATGTTGCCGGTGAAGAGATAGCAGATCTCGGTGATCAATTCGTGCCGAAGTATAAAATGCCGGATGGAACATATGCTAGCACACCACACTTTGAAGCGTATTCACAAATAGGTGGATATAATCATTCGTTTACCACAACAGATTCTACGTCATTTGGTGCAACAAGCGGTAGACAAGCATATCTAACATTTAATAATGTTCATGGTGGTAATACTACAGGATTTACGACTAGTAGTACAAAAGGTGCATCAAAGTATAAGGTACCTGTGACAGGAATTTATACATTATCATTTAGATGTCTTGTTAATACGCAAGTAACATCGCACTATGATACCGCATTTTATATTACAGATAAAGATGATACCTTTTCAGATATTAGTGGATTATATCCATGGAGTGCGCAAGTTACAGAGTTTACATCATCATCAAGTCATGGCGTAAGAGGTTTTACCCGTATATCAGAAAGTGATGGATTATCCAGCGGACCTGGCCAATCTATTACAATTAAATTATACAAAGATCAACATGTAAGGCCGGCAATTGTTATGAACGCAACTGAAACTGTGTCAATTTACCTATCTAATCATAACTATTTTCACGGCGTATTGGTGGCAGCACTATGAGTACTCTATTCGTAAACAAATTAAAAGCAGCGGTTGGTTCGTTAATTAAATTGGACCATAATCTTGATGCAAATGGTAACGAAATATATGCACCAGGTCATGTCATACAGGTAAAATCAACAATTATTACATCAAAGGTTACTGCAACTAGTACAAATGTCAACTCGGGTGTTGGTGCAGATATGGGTCTAAATGTCACAATTACCCCAAAAAGAACCGGTAGTCATTTTTTAATTCAATGCCATGTTGGTATTGCTGCAACAACCAGTGGTAATACATATGCTGCAATATTATCCAGAGGTGGATCAAGAATTGGTGTGGGTGATACTGTATCTTCAAAATTAGGGGTATGGTTTAAAGGCCCTGACCATGCTGGTAACAATGGGGCGGATACAAATCATGGTGTTGGTAATGGTGGTGTTTATTATGATTCGACAGCAAATGCCGTGGCAGGTACCGCAATAACGTATAAGGTTGGATTCTCAGGCGAGGGTGGTCAAGTACAAATTAACCACAATGAAGGTAGTTATTCTGGTAGTTCATATCCTGTTGAGGCGCTGACAAGTTCATCACTTATTGTTCAGGAGATCGCACAGTAATGCCACTTACACGACCTAATTTAAAGTTTGCTGCAACAGGTTCTGTTATTCAAACTGTATCTGCTAATTGGAATAGTACAATTGATATTACTGGAACAACGGTCAGCGCGACAGGATTAAAAGCCTCCATTACACCGTTATATAGTAATTCAAAAATAGAAATTCATATTCAAGCACACATTAATAACCGAAGAGAAAGTGGTAGTGGAGCAATTGGACAAAAATTAGAACTTCAGAAAAAAGTTGGTTCCGGTTCATACTCATATTTGCATCAATTTGCACAAGCTGGAGTTGACTATCAAATTTATCATAATATTCCTGATAGTACGGGTGATAAGGATATTTGGTATCCATGGACTGTTTTTTATACTGACACGCCTGGAACAACATCCACATTAGAATTTCAACTGTATGGTTGTGAAAGACCAGCAAACGCGGGTGCGACCACTAGACTTAGAGTTCGTGGTGGAAATATGATTTTAAAAGAAATTAAAGTATAAATAGAATAAAGTTCATACGGGGATAGGGAACCGATGGCAGCAGAGCATCATAATTTTAAGGTCAAGAATGGCCTTGAGGTTGCAGGTGATACCACGCTCAGTGGATCCTTGACAATCAATAATACCACAGTAACAAGACTACTTGACTCTGCAGACGTGACTGCTATTGCGCAAGCAGTATCTCTTGATTCTGCAGACGTGACTGCTATTGCACAAGCAGCATCTCTTGATTCTGCCGAAGCTCTTCAAATTCTTCTCGATTCCTCAGAAATTATACAATTAATTGATTCCGATTATGTCACTGCACGTGCACCTGCTGGTGGTGATGGTGGCATCGCGATGGCAATTGCATTGGGGTAAAACATGGCAAACGCATTTAAATTAGTTACATTATCAGGTGTTGATGATTCTGCCGCCACAGTGTACACTTGTCCTGCGGCAACAGAGACTACTATCATCGGCCTAAACTTAGCAAACACAACTAACGCATCTATTACGGCATCTGTTCAAGTAGAGAACAATGATGGCGATAATGTGTATGTGGTCAAAGACGCACCTATTCCGATTGGCTCATCGCTGGTTGCCGTAGGTGGTGACCAAAAATATGTCCTGAATGCGAGTGACCTATTAAAGGTTACATCAAGCGATTCAGATTCAATTGATGTGTCTATGAGTATTCTGGAGATTACTTAATGGCTGGTACACTTTCGGTTCAACAAATTCAAGGCTTGGCAACTGCGACAGATCCTACTACCGTAACAATTCCTACTGGGCATAAACTTGTAGGTGAGGATGCGGCATCAATTGCGGCACCTGGTACACCTATTCAGATGTTTCAGCATTCAACAAATGCTACATTATCCGGAACATTGGGATTTAATAATAATCCTAATTCTACACACGGTACATCGTTTACAACATTCAATTTTACACCTAAAAGATCGGATAGTGATTTATATGTTTGGTCAAGTCCAGTTGCAGTTTATGAAACAAGCAATGTTGCCGATCAAAGTTTTATTTCTGCTTGGTACGATACAACAAAAGTTGCATTAAATTATGTCCCTATTAAATATAGTTCATTTAACAGCGCGCTAAACGCTGCAGCGTTATGCCTTTTTGGTAAAATATCTTCATGGGGTACAACGCAAAAAACAATTACTGTTAGAGTGGGCATGAATGGTGGTTCTGCTATTGTTAATTATGATAATGAATATTCATCTCAACACGGTGGGCAAAACGGCAATAACTATGTCTACTTTAATATGATGGAGGTAGCTACATAATGGCATATCTCGGTCAAGGAAATAATAATGTAGTAGAACTAAGAAATACTCGGTTCCGTTATACTGCAACAGAGGGTCAAACCTCCTTTACAGGCGCTGATGCAAATGGCACTTCATTGGTTAATATTGATAGTGGTTCTGCTGTTTTTCTTAATGGCTCACGTCTATCAATTGATGGAGATTATTCTGTTAGTGGTGGTAATACACTTACACTCACAACTGCTGCTTACCTTAATGACATTATTGAAATCGTAGAGATTACAAGGGTAACAGTTGCTGATGCAGGTGGTGCTGCAAAAAGATCAGGTGATACATTTACTGGTAATGCAATCGCTCCTGATTTTAGAATGAATAGATCCACACAGGCAACTGATACAAGTGCGGTCAAAAGATCTGAGTCGCCGTGGGTTGGATCTAATTCTATTATTAGAACAAATGCAAATAATATTGCAGAGAATATTACAATTGATTCGAGCACAAACGGTATGAGTGCAGGCCCTATTGAAATTGATTCAGGTTTTACAGTGACCGTAAATGGTGAATGGAGTATCGTATGAGTAGATTAATTGTAAATCAAATTCAAGGCGATGC